TTTATATACAAAAAAGACTAACATAATGTTAGTCTTTTTTTATTTTTACTTCTCATCTCTTTTAGTCATAGCATTCTTAATTAAGTCATTCAGATCTCTATTATTAGTAACAAGACCGTCTGATGAAGTATCACTTTGTTGGTCTGCTTCTGCTTGTTTAACTTCCGGATTTTCTATTTCATTATAACCTAAGTCTTTTCTTAATGTTTTATAGAACTTCTCTAATTCAGTTCTTTGATTTGATAGAAACTTACCATTCTCTCTAATTTGACCAATTGTTTGATTGACAACTTCATGCATTCTTGCTGCGTTATCACCATTATCAACTTGTCTTAATTGAGATAGAAAGTTTTTTCTAGTCATTTTTGATAGGAAAATTGCCTCTGCATAAACCATAGCATCTTCTCTCATTTTGTTCTTAATATAAGAATGATCTTTTAATTTTGGTATATCACTTAGATATAAATCAACCAAGGATTCTAATACATCCATTGATTGTTGTGTAGCCACAGTTAAATCGGCATCATAATCATATATCTCGATTTCTCCTAAATCAGGTAAATCTTCTGGTTTTGCTAAGTGTAGAGAAATGTCAAATTCTGAGTTCTCTGACTGGATTTGATCGAATTCATCTTGTAGTCTAATTCTTTGTTCTTCACTTTTTGACATAAGTAAACGGTTTTTTACAATATATATAAAAAAAGTAAAGTCCAATTTTATATGGCAAAAGAAATAATAGAAAAACAGATGATATTTACTACCAAATTAGTAGATGAATCATCAGATAAGATAAACGATGGTATCGTTATAAAAAGATACCAAAACCCTTGGTTAAAATCTGAAGTAGGATTAAGAAGAGCGGGTGTATCCTTTAGGATGTCACCTGAAGAACAAGAAGAGTATATTAAATGTGCACTAGATGTACATTACTTTACAGAACAATACTGTAAAGTGAAAACAGAAGATGGATCAGTAGGTCAAATTAAACTAAGAGAGTACCAAAAAGAAATATTAGATAACTTTGTAAATAGTAGATTTAATATTTTAATGGCATCTCGTCAGGTCGGTAAAACAATCTCAGCATCAATTTTCATGTTGCACACTATTCTATTTAGTAATGATAAAAATATAATGATTGTTGCAAATAAAGGAGATACTGCAGTAGAGATTGTGGATAAAATTAAATCTATCTACTCATTATTACCATTCTTTTTAAAACCAGGTATTAAAACTTGGAATCAAAAGTCACTAACATTTGAAAATGGATGTAGAATAAAAACATCAGCAAGATCTAAAACACCGGCAATCGGTTTTACCATTGACGTACTTTATCTTGATGAGTTCGCACACATTCCTTCAAATATTATTGAACCTTACTATACGGCAGCTTATCCGACTGTATCTGCAGTACAAAACTCAAAAATTATCATCACATCAACACCAAATGGTATGAACTTATTTCATAAACTACTTACCGATGCAGAAAGGCCAGATGGTGATCCACTTAAAAATAACTACAAACCAATGCGTGTTTACTGGCATCAAGTACCAGGAAGGTTTGTTACATATTTGAGATTGAATGATCATAGACTATATGAACACGGAGTAACAAAAGAACAAATATTTAGTAGTATTAGAGAAACATATCCTGAGAGTATAACAAAAACCCATATGGGATTCAATTCAGATTTTCAAAAAGATATTATCTCAGTATTTAATAATGAAAAATGTACTGATGAAGATGTTAAAAACTTAACATTTATTGATTCAAAAGGATTTGAAGTACCTTTAAGAGCAATTGGTGAGATGACAACTTGGAAAGAAGAAGCCGTAAAAGATATTGGTGGAGAAGATGCGTTTAACCAAGAGTATGGTTTAAGATTTATCAACTCAAGTAAATCCTTACTTAATGAGGCAATAATTGATAGTCTTTTAAATAATAAGAAAAATTATAAATTTGAAGAGATATTTGAGTTCGAGAATAAGCTAAGATTTAGTTACAGAGATTTAAAATGGATTGATGATGATGAAATATTCATACCAATGAATAGGAAAAATGAGAAAATTATATTATCCGTCGATATTGCGGAAGGTTTAGGACAAGATTATTCAATTATAAATATATTTAAAATATCTAAAAAGGATATAGACACAATTGAATCACAGAGACTTGCATATAAATCAGTTACCGACTTTTTTAGATTAGAGCAAATTGGTTTATATAGAAGTAATTTAGTTTCAGTTAAACAATTAGCAGAGTTACTTTACATTCTAGCATTTGAATACTTAAATCCAGATAATGTTAAAATAGTTTTAGAGTTAAATAACTATGGAAATACTCTATTGGCAGAACTACCACATGTTTTTGATGGTAATAATCAATATGGTTCATCTATTTTCTTCAGATATAAACATAGAGCTGATGCAACGGAGGAAAAGGTTGGATTAAAAGTAGGTGAGAATAAGAATATGATGGTTAAAGACTATCAGGACTTAATGATTTCTAAAGGATTCTCAATAAATAATGAAGAAACTGTTAGAGAGATTACTACATTTGTTAAACATACAACAACAGCAGGTAATACTAGATATGCTGCAGATGTTGGGCACGATGACTGTGTGATGACTATTGTAAATGCAACATCAGCCTTTGTGAAAAATGACTTTAAAGAGATGGTTGAGGATACGTTACAAAAAGATATATCATTTAAAATATATGTAGAAGATTGTTTGAGAAATCTAGAGTTTGCAGAAACTGTTGATTACACACAATTATTAAATGTTAGAAGAAAAATATTAAATAGAAATAAAACAGTGAGTGATAGTAACACAACCGGTGTGAATTGGTTTAATGCACCTAAATAAAAAAAAGACATCTTGAAGATGTCTTTTTTTATTCATTCACTTCCATAGTGACTGAGAGTCCCGCAGATTTTAGTAAATTCTTCATCTCTGAAATGGTTTCTAAATCACCATATTTAACATCACATTTTCCGTTATTGTGAACGATATGTGCACATTGTGTTGCTTGTTCGTATTCATGTTTACATACTTTCATAAGACATTCAATAACCCAATCAAATGAGTTATAATCGTCATTATGAAGTATTAGTTTATAAGGTTTAGATAAAATCTCCTGTACTTTAGATTGTGTTTTTTTCTTAGTAATAGTCGGCATCTTAATTGAATATTTTTGTTGTTTTGTTTTTTACATCTATTATAGTGATTTTACAATCAATAGTTTCAGCCCATTTTTCAAACTCAACTAAGTGTTCAAATCTATCATCATACATAATAAATTCTTTTGGTTGTAATTCTTTAATAAGTTTAGCAAACAATCTACATTTAAAAGTAAATGTATCTCCACCAGTGTTTAAATATAACGCATCAAACGCTAAGTTAAATTTATTTAAAATTAATTCTACTTCTGGTCTTAATTTATCAACACGACCGGTTGCACAAAAAACATAATTATCAGGATCAGAAACTGCTTTTAAATACTCTTGGTAGACATAAGTATTTATCTTTGTATCAAAAATATCCATATCTAAACTTTCTGGTTTTGACCACCATCCTCTATGAGGATAATCAGTACCAAATTTTTCTTTCCAGATAGGTTTACCTTCCTCTGGTTTCAAGGTATGACAAAGAGTATCATCAAAGTCAAAACATATTAATTTATTAATTTCCATATTTTATATAATTTTATACAAATATATATATAAATTTTTAATATATAACAAAAAATAAATGAAAATATGAAATTTGATTTTAAAAAAATTGCAATTCTATTTTTACTAATATCATCCACTGGATTTGGACTTACTTGGTACTTAGGTGGATATGATGTTTCTAAACAAAGAGTTAAGGAACTTGAAGAAGAATATAAAAAACTAGAACAAGAAAAAGAAGCCGCAGACGCAAAAGTAGCAGCATGGAAAGAAATCTACGATCAAAAAGATGCCAAAGATAAAAAATTAGCAATTGAGGTAGGTAATGCAAAAGCAGTTGCAAAAGCAGCTAAGGAAAATGCGGAGAAAGCCAAGGCAGAACTATCAAAACTTCAAGGTGGTATGGCAGAAACAAGAAAAGAGATTGAAGATATGAAAAATAATCCAAAGGTTCTGACGGATGATGAACTTTTAGAAGATCTAATAAAAAATACAAAATAAGATATGAGAAAGTTATTTACAATAATAATGACATTGATTTTTACAACAATGTTTTCACAGGTTACACAACAAATTAAATATCCAAGATTTGAAGTGGATTCACTAGGTCAAAAAGTTATAATAATGACTGTACCACAAGCAATGAAACTTAATAATAATTCTAATATATTAGAGAAATTTGAAAAATTACAAGCAGAAATGCAAGATTATGAAAATATTTGTATTAAAGTAATTGACGAAAAGGATAAAGTAATTGCTAGATTAGATGTTGTTATTACTAAGCAAGATAATCAGTTAGTTGTAAAAGATGAGAAAATAAAAGCACTACAAGGTGAAATACTTGCTTGGATGGAGAAGAATAATATTTTAGAAAAACAATTGGCCAACAGACAAGAAGTAATTGATGAAAAAGATAAACAATTATCAAGACTAAAAACTAAAATGGTTGTAGGTGGGATAGGTGGATCTGCAATAATAGTTGGTTTATTATTGTCAGTATTAGGAGTTTTCTAAAAAGTATAAAAAATGGCTTTTTATTCTTAATATATAAATCATATAAAAAATAAATATAAACATGAAACACGTTAAAGCATTTGAAAAATTTCGTATTCAAAAAAATAGAGAAGAGATTATCAAAGAATCTGTTTTCCAAGTTAACGATCTTTATAAAGTAAAAACTATGATTGACTTACCTCAATCACTAATCAACGCTTATGTTAAAAAAGTAAAAGATACAACAGGTAAAAACTTACGTCAATTTTTTGGTGATGTAGATATTGCTGAAGAAATTATTAAATATGTAACAACTACTTTCTTAGATATAGATAAGATTCCTGGTGGTGCAATAATGGGTGGTCAAACTCAAGCACAAACACAAGGTCAAGGACAAGTTCAAGTACAGACTGAACCTCAGGCTCAGACTGAACCTCAAGTTCAAGCACAAGTACAAACTGAAACACAACCTCAAGCACAAGGACAACCAGCAGAAGGTGAATTTGAAGAACCTGCACAAGGACAACCGGCAGAAGAAGCTCAAGCACCTGCACAAGGAGTACAAGAAGAAGAGGAAGAACCGAAAAAAGAAGAGGAAGAAGAAGAATTACCACTTTAATCTCAACAATAAAAGAAAAACCACTCAATGAGTGGTTTTTTTATTTAATATACCTTGTAAGTATAAAGTCTCTTCTTATTGTCATTAGTAGATTAAACATATCCTCATCATCATTCTTATAATACTTAATATGTTTATTTATAATATCTAAACTTAGATCACTTTTATTATAATTTATCCAATCTTCTTTTATATAGATAGGCATCTTAGAAATATCTGAGATTTTTTCTTTATCATCTTGAATATAGAAGTATAAATTATCTTTTTCAAGAATAATAGAAGTTAAACCTAATATCCAATGATTTTCATAATCACTCAAAATTGATACTATCTTAAAATCACCAAAATTAGAGTTAAATCCATTTAATTCCAAATTATTCATTATTATAACTATCTAAAAATCTTTTTTCCTCTGGTGTAAGATTTTCAATACCAACAGATGTAATCCTATCTAATATATCATCTATATTAAATTTTACATCATTCTGTTTTTTTATCTTCTCAATATCGGACATTTCTTCTTTTGGTCCACCAAACATACCCATACCCTTCTTTATATCCTCTACTTTTATTTTGAATTTATTTTCAAATTCAGTACGAGAAAAAATCATACCAAGTACATTTACAACATCATTTATTTCATGTTTGTAAAAAGTTTCGACACCAACAATAATTTCTTCAACTAATGTTCTATCAATTGTGTCTGATGTATAGATACATTTATCTCCCTTAAATATAGCAATATCACGTCTATCCATAAGATAAACAATATTTACCATACCTATTTCACTTAGTTCGGTCATAATAGTAACAGTTCCATTTATACGACTAATAAAACTTGTTTTATTTGTATAAATATTATCTAATATACTTTGAAAAATATCAGTAATTTCTTTTCGATATTTACCATCTTTATATCCTTCAACAACCTTTCTTAATAGATTGTTGAATAAATAACCTAAGCAAAAGAAACCAACGATAATTGCGACACTTGAACTACTACTGTATACCATAAACTGATTTTCTAATTTTTACTAATAAACTATTTATAAAATTTTCATCTACCTTTTCTGGTAAATTTGACTCTTTAAACAAAGTATCCACTTCTTTAATTTCACTTTCAACATGATCAATAAGAGTCTGTAAATCTATCTCACCTCTTCTAATTGAAAGAAGTTCTTGTGCATTATCTCTTCTGACAAGAATACCTTTACCCTCTGCAATTTCACGTGCCATATCCATCAATCTACGGCAATGCATCATATTTTTACCATCAATTTGTTGACCGTGAGACTTAACATCTACCCATCTTTGAAGATTTCTCTTTGATAACCATTCTTCATACTCTCTGAAATCTTTACAGTGTTCAGAATAACCATCTTTATTATAAGTAATAGTACAGAATGGTTCTTGACCTTTTGGAATTGATGATAACCTCAATTGATTTGATACACCTAAGTTCTTTTCCGCTTCCTTTTGAAAAACTAACTCAAGTCTATCAATTTGCTCATCAGTCATATTAGTAAGTTTACTTCTATCAATAGTAGTCGAACCAACTTTAACTAATCCTTTATATCCAAGACCCAATGCAAGACCAGCATCTTTACGTTGTTGAATCATCATATCACTCAACTCTTTTTTCTCTTTACCAGAGAACATCATATCACCTTCACTATCGTAAAATAAAGTATAAACATCTTTTGCATATGGAACATTTACTGCACCAATAAATCTTTCATCAAATCTACCATCATTCCATTTTTTCCATGGAATTGCTTTTGTTCCTTGAATAACATAACAAAAGTCAAGCAAGTCTTTACGAGTTACTTTATCCTTTTCCCAGTTTTGTTTTTTATTTTGACCTTTTGCTTTACCAATTTGAGCTCTTGCATAACCACCGAAAGAATTAGCACAGATTTTAGTAATAAATTGTTCTCTATTCTCTAATATTAGATCAAAAATAGGATCTTTATAGATAATACATTCTTCTGGAGTATTAAGTAATTCTAAAACAGTTGGATTATTACTAGCCAATAGTTCTAAAAATCTACGTAACTCATAGATTACTGTATCATTAGTATCATCATTTACTTGTTGTTTGTATTTACTACCTAGAATATCATCCAATGACTGTATGAATACTCCAGCATAATCGGTATCAGATGTCTCTATATTAGTTCCGTATGCATGTGATCCTCTAATAACCAAGAAGATTGGTTTAGATCCAGGAGATCTTTCATTTATAAGTTGGCTTAATTGTTCTTTCATCTTTATTATAATTTTTACAAATATAGTGAAAAAAATTAAATGTTCAACTATTTAAACTTCTTTTTTAATTCACTTAAATCTAGTAGATACATATCCTTTGGTTCAGTACCTTCTAATATTTTAATTTCTTCTTTTTTAGCAGTGAAATCCTGCTTCATTTTTTCAAATAACTCTTTTGTTAGAGAGTAAATTGGCATTCTCAACAAATAATCATATGACTCATCTATTTGTTCTAAACCTAGTGTTTCTATACTTGATATAATTTCTGACTTAGAAACATTATTTATTTTTAATTTCTCATCTAAAATAGCTTTAATAAATCTACCTCTATTACTTAGTATCTTTAATTCTCTATTAAGTTTATCTAAAGTATGTTGTTTTCTTATATCATAATAAGTTAGTCTAAATTTAGTAAAGTATTCTATAATCTCTTCAGATGTTTCAAATATTTTTAATTTACCAAACTCATCAAGTGTAGTAAATATCTCAGTTGACGACTCTTCTAATTTTAATAACTTTATCATTGCGGTATCGTCAATACCTTCTAAAGTAGCCCTTTGAAACTTAATTGTATAATCTACATTGTCTTTACAATTATCATCATATGATACAATGTCTTTATTATCAACTAGTTTATCGAGTATCTCTTCATACTTTTCATAAGTCATAGAAGGTGGTAACTCTGTTATTCTTACAGTTGAAGTATTCACTCTTTGGAACAAACCTCTTATTATCCATCTCTTAGGATTTTCTTTATCTTGTATAAATTCCCCAGTAAACTCATTTAAAGACGGTTTAATGCTCGTTATTTTCTTACCCTCAATAACCCTTACACAAGCATCAATAATGCTTTTAATATCTCTATTTAACACATTAGACGCAAATCCAACTGCAATACCAGAAGAACCGTTTAATAATACCGTTGGAATGATTGGTAAAAAGTATTTAGGTTCAATTACCTCACCTTCTTCTTGTTTGTATTCAAGTAGATCAAAGTCTTTATAAATCAATCTAAAATTATCACTTAGTTTAGTTCCAATATATCTTGCTGCACCCGGTTGTGGAGAACGTAATGAACCAAATTGTCCATCTTCTTCTAATAATGCCGCATTATTTTTAAATTTTTGTGCCATTGTAACAATGGCATTTTCTAATGAAGTATTACCATGATGGTAAAAAGCATCAGATGCTACTTTACCTGCTAATTGGAATACTTTTAGATTCTTCTCATTACCGGTTCTCCATATTTGATTGGAGATGTGAATGATCTTTCTCTGTGTTGGTTTAAAACCATCAACAACTGATGGTATTGCTCTACCTTCAATTGAATACATTGCAAACTCTTTATACTCACATGAAAGAAAATCTGAAATCGTTTTTTCTGTTATCATAATTTTATATATAGTAAAAAATAATCTTTGTTTTTATATAGATTGAAAACAAATAATAATTTAATATGATTAAGATAAAGAAATATAGTGATTTTTTAATACTAGAAAGATATGATAAGAACATAAAGTCACAACTTATTAGTATGGGTGTTACTGATAAATTTGAATTAGAAAGACAGGTTAAACTTTCTAAAGAAGGACACTTAGGTACTTACTTACACTCGAAAGGTGAAAATTTTACATTTGGTATTCTTAAAGCAATATTTTTAGATGCAATTGATGCAAAAAAGAAAACAAAACTTAAAAAAGGAATACTTAGTACACTACCAACAATAATTCCATTATCACTTGCACCATTCTTTCCAATACTTGCCATTGTAGGAACAATATTTGGATCATCAAGATTAGCACATAGAATATTTGATACAATATTTGAATACCTAAATCCACAATCTAAATATACTGACTTTTTAAAGAAAACTATTGATACTTATATGATGTTACCAGAAGGAGAGGTTCCATTAAAAGATAGATTCTCAAGAGCATTTGTTGTATCTGATAGGTTGATTGAAGCACTTAAACCAGAAGTAGTTGATGCATTCACTTCTTTCATAAGTGAAAGGATGAATAAAGAAGATAATGATAAAGTTGTACCAGATCATTATATCGAAAATGAACTAAAGACATATCTTAATACTAAATTCGATATTAATCCTGAAATACCCTTAAAATAAGATTAGTCAATATAAACATTGAAATCTTTACCATTAGAAAAAACAAAATCACCTGGTATTTCTTCACCATTATAAAATACCTCAGAAACCATTTTAAAACTTTCTAATCTTTTAATCTTCAAAGTAAGTAATTCCGGATTAAAATCTACAATCTCAAAGTCTCCTTCAAAAAAAGTACCTTTTTCAGTAGATACACAGGTAATAGCACATTCATCATCAGTAGAATAAATAGGATCTGTTATTGTTTCATCATAAACTATTTCATCACATGGCTTTTCATAGATAGTTGTACCTTCTTCGTCAATAATTTGAATAGATGATTCTTCTAAATATGCAGCAGAGCAATGAAAGTTATCATCAATCTCATACCAACTAAAATCATCATCAACATATTGACTAAAGTATTCTTCTAATGAATCATGAGTCTCGTATATCTTCTCAACTTTTTCATTTGTTAAAGTTCCTTGTGTAACTTCAGCACCGTATCCGGAAATGTAAACTTTTAATTTCATAATAATTATATTAAATTATTTTCAGGAGTTGAAATATAAAATATATACAATATGGAATTATTATTAAAAAAACTAGGAATTGAGAAGGTCAAAGTTGTTGATAATAACTTTGATGAGATTTATGATAAATATGATAAAAAAGCCAAAGAATTAGGATTCTATGGTGAGATTAAATTTATCAAAGAACATAGTAAAATAATGGTTTATGTAGTTGTTAATTAGACTTCTTAACAGATAAGATATAAATACCAGTTAAGAATATCACAAATGAACTAAATACTGGAAGCTGTACTTCTTCAAAATAATTCATATCTACTAATATACCTATTAGTAGAGAAATCACCATTAAAATATAAGCAAATGCCTTCATATTTTTTATATATTAAACTTAATATATACTAAGTTAAAAAAATTAAAAAACAATGAAGAAATTATTATCGATTTTATTATTTATAACAACGTTCATGAGTTATTCTCAAGTTGTTAGAGATAGTGTGTTAGTTAAAACAGATATTTTTGAAGTGTCTTATTCAGAAAAATTTGAACAACCATTAAGAGTTAAGTACCGTGTACTTTGTCAAGATGGTAAAGCATCAAGACAAGGAATGGACTTCTATACAGAAAAAAATTACAAAACTTCAGATGCAAAAGATTACGAAGCCAACATATATGACAAAGGACATTGTGCACCCGCTGCAGATTTTAATTGTGATAAAGTGATGTTATTTAAAACATTTACGTATCTAAACTGTGCTTTACAAGATCAATTCCTAAATAGAGGCACTTGGCGATTCTTAGAAGTATATGAAAGAGAATTAGCTCAAAAATATATAGTTGATGTTGAGATAAAACTTATCTTTTCAGATAAATCAATTAAACTACCAACTGGTGCAACAGTACCAGATGCTTTTCTTAAAATCATAAAATATAATGGTATAACCGAAAAGTATTACTTTCTAAATGAAAAGCCAAAATCTAGTAATTTCAAACTTTACCTAATAAAATAAAAAAGAGACTCAAATTGAGTCTCTTTTTTTAATTAAATTCTGTCTCTAAAATAGTAATAACTTCTCTTATAGTTTCTTCTTCAAGATCTGTCTGTTTTACAATATAGTTAAAATCTGCGTTTAAAACACTCTTAGCAGTGTCAAACCCAACTTTCTTAAATTCATCAATAATCCAACCATCAATCTCATCAGAAAAATCTTCTAATAAAACATCTTCATTGTGTTCAACATCAGAGAAAACATTTATTTTATATCCACTTATTTTACTTGCTAACTTAATGTTCATTCCACCTTTTCCAATTGCTAACGAAATGTTTTCTGAAGGAATAACTACATTAGCAGTTTTCTTTTCTTCATTTAACTCTACAGTTGCCTTAATCTGACCAAGTGCTCTCATAACAAATAATGATTTATTTGTTGTGTAACTAATGACATCAATATTTTCATTGTTAAGTTCTCTTACAATGCTATGTATTCTACTACCCTTAACTCCAACACAAGTTCCAACTGGATCAATTCTATCATCATATGACTCAACCGCAACCTTTGCTTTAGATCCAGGTTCTCTAACAACAGCTTTAACAGTAATTAAACCATCAAATACTTCAGGTATTTCAAGCTCAAATAGTTTTTCTAAGAATTTATTAGAACTTCTTGATAATGTCATAAAAAGTTTACCATTTTCAATAGAAACACTTTGTAGAATTGCTCTAATTGAATCACCTTTTCTATAAAAATCACCAGGTACTTGTTCACTTTTAGGAAGCACAAACTCATTACCTTCATCATCAATAACAATTGCTTCTTTTCTTAGAATCTGATATACTTCACAAGTAAAAATCTCACCTTCTCTATCTTTATATTTTTTATATAAAGATTCTTTACCTAAATCAATAATTTTAGATTTAAGTATTTGACGAATAGATGAAATCGAACGTCTTCCAAAATCTGCAATTTTAACTTCATCCGAATAATCTTCACCTACCTCAAAGCCAGATTCAATTTTATTTACATCAGTAAATTTAATGTGAATGTTTTCATCAAATTCATCATAGTTGTCCTCAACAACCATTCTATTTCTCCATATTTCTAAATCTCCTTTATTTGGATTTACAATAATGTCAAAGTTATCCGCAGAACCATATTTTTTTAAGATTATAGTTTGAAAAACTTCTTGCATTATTTTAATCATTGATGATTTATCAATGTTTTTAACATCTTTTAACTCAGTAAAAGACTCTACTAGATTTATATTATCCATAGTATCTATATTATATTTTTATTTGTATAAAAATTATACAATTATGTTTAAAATAAAAAAGATGTAATTAAACATCTTCTTCTTTTTTTTCTTTTTTCCTCTTCCACAATAACCAAAGCCATTGAAAAAGTGGGATAAAAATTACACCCATAAACCACTCCCAGTTATTGAGTATGAAGTCTTTTATACTAGAACCAATATTAGACTTGACTTTTATCTTCCTTTCAAAGACGGTAATATCTTTATAATAATCATTACCATCTTCTTTTATTCTAATTTTTACATTAAGTTTTAAATTATTTTCACCACCTTGTAAAGGACTTACACTCCAGGCCCATTCCGTATATCCTTCATCATCTATATTTTGAATATCTGTTGATAATGGAGTTATTTCAAAATCTTTTTTACTGGATAACAAACTAGCAGACATTATTGGAGAAACTGTTATTGATTCAACCTTAACACTATCCAAATTATCTGATATAGGTATTTCTCTATCTCCAACCAGTAAAACAGTTTTATCATTTTGTTTACTTATTCTAACCTTTACTGAATATTCTTCACCAACTTGCATTTCATTTGGTACAGAATAAGCTATTAAACCTTTAGGTCTAACTTCTTTTTTTGTTTTAGTAATAACTTTTTCTTCTTCTATCGATTTCTTTTCAATATTTTTGTTTTTTCTAATCTCACTTTGTTTTTCAGGTGATAAGGTATTTTTATTTTGTTCTTCTATATCTCGTACTGATTTAACAATCAACATACTGTCTCGTTCGACATCAGGACAACCCATATTTTCTACTCTACCTTTTATATCAGGACATTTATCATACATATCATCAACACCATCTTCATCAGTATCAAAAGACTTCTCTAAAGGTGAAGGTGGTATAACTGTATTATTTACAGTTTTACAAGAGAAAAGTAAAAATAAAAAAAGAAAGAATATATATCTCATAACATATATATTCTTTCTTAACAGTTTCTTATTTTAAAACTTCATTGATTTTATAATCTCTAAAACTTTGAACATCAATATCAGTTTCTTTAACTTCATAGAAGCTCAAAGATGTCATTTTCATATACTTCTCAGCTTCTTCATCATTTGCCATTGGATGTAAAATATTTACAGAATCATCCCAAGAGTTCTTTTTACTTATCTTACCATACTTTTCAGTAAGTGATTGGTTAAATTTTTCATATTCATCAGTAGAAACATTCAATATGTCTTCTAAATCATATGAATAATAGTTAAGTGAACTTGTTTTAAATTCCTGTTTATTCAAGTCATTTACTTTTAATTCCGCATCTTCTTTTGAGAAACAAATCAATTCGGGATTCCCACCTTCTGATTCTGAATAGATGTTATCATCATACTCATATCCTTTTTTTACAATTACGTGTGCTTTCATATTTTATTTTAATAAATCGTTAATTTTTTTATCTCTAATATATTGTGTTCTTAAACCACCTAATGACATATTCCAACCATTTTTAATATCACTAATATATGAACTATTTAAAAAGTCTTCTTCAAAAGTATCTATATTCAATGGAAGATTTCTTTCTTGTATATAAAGTTTATAAATATAATCAAATTTATAATCTGGATAATCATATGATAAATCATCAGTAACTAAAATAACTGGTAAGTCTGTTACTTCTCTTATAGAATCAAGTAAAAAATTAAATTTTCTATTTGACTCAACAATAATAATGTTTACTCTAAATAAATTCTCTGATAAAACATCTTGTATTGAATCGTAAGTGGTATAAGTACAAGAAGCACATTTAAGTTGTAAAGTGTCATTCTTATGAGTTAAAAACAAACAATTATGACCCATAAGATCATAATCATCTATTAGTTTACTAATAACATATTTAGCTTTATCATTTAAGAAAATATTTGTTTTACCAATGTCTAACATTTTTAATATTTTTGTTCTATTTCTTTATATGAATAAAATACAAATAAGGCAGAAAATAAGGCCATAAGTAAATTACTAGTCATAATAGATAAAATAAATAATAATATACTACAAACGATTGAGATATATCCATTGATTTTTCTTCCAATCGAAGGTTTAGTTACCCATTGACAAATTGCTTTACAAATTCGACCACCATCCATTGGATAAATAGGTAAAATATTAAAGATAAATAAAAACATATTCACCTGTGCAAATATATCTAATCCTAAATAAGAACCAATAAACCATAATACTAAATTTGATAGTGGTCCCGCGGCAACAATTAAGATTGTTTGACTATAAGGAGAATAAGTAGTATCAATTGCAGCAGCACCATTAAATACATCTAAATAAACATGTTCTACGTAATGATTTAATTGTTTAGCAACTGCGGTATGTGCTAATTCATGTACTAAAACTGCAACAAAAATTGATAAGAACCAGTCTAAGCCAGTTAAAAGTCCTTGTTCAGTAAATCCACCAGATTGTAACATAAATAAAGGAAGTAAAATAAAGAACCAGTATTTTAAATAAACTGGAGTTCCCATAAAGTCAAATAACTTAAAAGCGTTTTTCATATATAATTTTTAGTTTAAAAAACAAAGATACATAAAAGTAAATGATATTAAAAAATTATTTTGAATAAACTTTTATACATTTTAAGTATATCAATTTAATAACTTTAAATTATAAAAAAATGGATTTTGGAAAAGATTTTAGAAAGTATGCATTAAGTGAAGGAATTTCTTCTCTAAACTTAGATTACTTTGAAAAAGGTTTAGTAGAGAATAGTATGACACCATACATTCTTGAAGAAAGAGAAATGAGAGTAACGCAGATGGATATTTTTAGTAGACTTATGCGAGATCGTATATTATGGGTTGCTGGTGTTGTAAATACACAAATGTCAACCGTTGTTCAAGCTCAATTGATGTATTTAGACTCTGTAGAGAAAAAAGACATTAAAATGCACATTGACTCACCAGGTGGTTCAGTTTTAGCGGGATTAGGTATGGTTGATGTTATGAGATATATCAACTCTGATGTTGAAACTATCAATACTGGTATGGCAGCATCTATGGGTTCTATCTTATTATCATCAGGAACTAAAGGTAAAAGAGCATCATTAAATTTCTCTAAAGTAATGATACACCAAGTTTCTTCTGGAGCTTCAGGACATGTTGAAGATAATCGTATCTCACAAATGGAATCAGAAAAGTATAACTATATATTATTCAAGATGCTTGCAGAGAATAGTGGTAGAGATTTTGATTACGTACTCGAAAGTGCTAGAAGAGATAATTGGTTAAACTCTCAGGAAGCGTTAGATTTTGGATTTATTGACGAAATCATCATCACTGATAAATCAACCCCGATTACTACTTACTTAGATGGTTTTGAAGATTACTATACTAAAGAAGTATTAAGAAAAGGATAAAAAATCAAAACCTATCTAAATTTAGATAGGTTTTTTTTATTTAATTACATCCTGGACATCCAACTTCGCCTCGTCCATTACATATATCACAAGGTTCTCCATCGGATCCAGTACGTGCACCATCACATTCAGGACAATCGACTATTCCACTACCATCACATATATCACAACCTTCTCCATTAGAACCATTAGTTTGTGTTAAAGTATAATATGTTGTGTGATCCGACCAAGGAAACTGTCTATTAGAAATTATACCAAGATCTGGACTATAATACTTCATAGTATCCATATAAGGATAATAATCATAGTATTCTTTTTTAAGACTTACTCTCACCAAGCTTTCTTGACCATATACTTCATCACCATTATAAACTAGATTACAATCTTCATCATAACTTTGCTCAGACTTATGATAATATCCATTTTTATAACAATATTCTTTGAATAGAAGTATATCAGAATTTCTGATAGTGTATATTCTATCCATAAATCTTCTTCCTCTATCATCTAACCAGAGAATAGCTCTACCACAAATTTTAGTAGGTTCTTCTTCACTCATTAGAATAATCATTGATACCTTATCAGTATTTTTGGTATAAATATCAAAATACTTTTGACAATCTGAATGACGCATACAAGAACCACCTAATGGACCAGCAACTTTTTCATAACTATCCTCTAAATACCATTTTTTTATTTCATCACCTTTCACTTCTCTAAATCTTTGAAAAGCATTCTTTTCCATTTCTAATACCTTTTTGTATTTATCAACAAAGTCTTCAATTTCTTTATCTTTATATTCCAATCCTAAATTTTTCAAAAATGCTCTAACAAATCTACCAACATTTACTTCAGTAGATGTAACTTTAGAAACATCTTTTACAAGATAATTATCTAAAATAATTGCCTCATAAGTTTTACCTCTTTCCTCAAATTGAAAAATAAATAATTGTTGATTATTATCATACATATAAGACCAAACACCCGGACTATTTGGAGAAATCTTTAAAACTTCTTCTAAAGTAAGTTTTTTTATAACTACTCCAGTTTGACCATCAGATGGTTCTTTCCAACTATGAATAATACCCATTTTCTCTGCAACTTTAGATAGATTATCATAAACACCACCATTACTACGTAATGTATATAATGATTTGTCAATCTTATCTTGTGGTTTAAAAAAGATACTATCAGTCTTTTCTCTATTTATATCAATATAGTTTCTAGCAACATCCATATCTTTACCTTTATATGATAAAATTTGTGAAGCAATGTTAGAATCTATCTTATCTAATACATCTAAAAATTGTTGAGTATAAACTATTTTTGCTTCTAAAAGAAGTTCTAGCTTATTCTCTGTAATAAAGTCTAAATAGTTTGAAATCATAGGTTATATATTAAATTAGTATCATGAAAAAATCCCTTTAAAAGGGATTTTTATTTTTATTTGTTAGTAATCACCTTCACAATCTGGACAAGTAATCTGTTCATCACCATCACATTGTGAACAGGTTTTCTTACCTTCACCATCACAAGTTGGACACTCTTTTGATTCTCCATCAATTTCTACTTCACCATCACCATTACACTCAACACAAACTTCTTCACCATCACCATCACAAGTTGGACAAGTAATAGTACCATCCTCACTGCAAGTTGAACAAAGTTTATCATAATAACCTTCAGTTGACTCACAATAATAAACTACTCCACTTTCTGGTTTATCATTTGACATAATTCCAGTTTCAGGACTATAGTATTTTAAGGTATCCATATAAGGGAAATTATCATGTCTTTTATGTAACTGAACTTGAACAGTTAAATAGTCAATATTTTGACCTTCCGGACCTATAGCATTTATAGTTGAAGAACTATTATTATTTGATTTATACCACCACCCACTATCTTGTGCAAATTGTCTAAATAAATCAACATCAGAATCAGAGTTAGTATAAACTCTATCCATTACTTTTTTACCATCCAAACATTCCCAAAGAATAGCACGACCAATAATTTTACTATCATCATCCTGTGATTTATAAATAACTAATGATACTGTGTTATTTTCAGTATATGGTTCTAACCAACTAGATTCGGCTTCTGCCATACAAGAGTTTGCCAGTGTACCACTTGCATCATAGTAATTATTATATTGATACTTATAATAAATATCATCACCTTGAACAACATCAAAGAATGAGAATTTATCATTGAATTTATCCATCTGTGCTTTATATAAGTTTACAAATATCTCAACCTCTCTTGCGGTAAATTTAGCAGTATCATCTTCTCTTGCAGCCAAAGTCAAAAGAGCATTCATCGATCTACCAACTCTAACATCTTGACGGTTCTTAGACCAAACTAATTTATTTCTATCATCAACAGGTCTTAATTTTTCTAAATTGAAAACACCTTGTCCATTTTGGAATTTTAACCAAACCCAAGTTTTACCAGATTTTTCGGAAACTATCTTTTCAACAACTTCACCAACTTCTACAGACGTAGGTCTATAAACATCACCTTGTGGAACATATCCCAATCTACCAAAAATTGCATTATTAGCCTCACCATGAGTTAGCCATCCACCATTATTTCCTACAAAACGATATAATTCTTTTGGATCATTTAAAATCTCTTGTGCCTTTCTATCTGCAGTAAACCATAAATAGTCATTTCTTTTTGGATCTATATCAAAGTAGTTAGCAACTACTGGTAAGTCTTTTTTTTCTAATCCTAGTATTTTCTTAGCAACAGGGCTATCAATTTTACCTAATACCTTCTTAAAGTTATCTGAAAACATTACATCAGATTCTAATAAAAGTTCAATCAATTGGGATTCTGTTATTAAATCTTGAGATTCTGTTATAAAATCAATATATTTTTTTAACATTATTATAATATAATTTTTTTATTATATATTATTTTCTCATTATCATAAATTATACTTATATTTGTAAAAATTATGTAAAATGAGTACATTTGGTAAGAAAGCGTTAGTTTTTTGGAACTATGATTCCAATGAGTGTGAACGTTTTAGTAAAACACCAGTAGATATACAATTACAGATACTTGAGAAATGGTATCCAATCGGATATATGTGTAAATTTTTCGCACCAACCTATCTTTCTAATATAGAGTATCAAATAAAAGATTATATATTACATGTAGGTGGATTCTATACCGTACTTATTGAACCAAAGATCACAGAAGGATATACACCAATGACGCTAAAGAGTGGATATAATCCTTTGAGGTTAGATATGATAGATAAAAAGATACTAAGAAGAGAATATAAATTAGAACGAATACTAAAAAACCCATCTTAAAGATGGGTTTTTTATTGAAATATATTTGTAATCTTTCTTTTTCTAATAGAAACTTTCATACTTATTTTATAGTAATACTTTTTCTGAACACTAGGATATAAAGAAGCAAAATCATAATTTATATTAGTTGGACTATTGATCAAATCCTGATATGGTTGTGGTGGACTAGCGGTTACAAGTCCTTGACCCCTATAGATTTGTCTATTTGTAAGTAAATCTTGATATAATTTTTCTAATTCTTCTTCCATTATTTATCAGTTACTTTTCTAAATAAACTTAACATAAGATTATATGTTATTTTAAACTCTAAATTCAAAGATTCCCAATTCCATTTACGTTCTATAGTACGATAAATTGGTAAATAGGTTTTTGGATCATAAACCGCTTCTTCTTCAAACATAAGTCTTCTCCAAATAAAATTTGCTATTGTAAAGTCAGTAATTTTACCATATCTAGCAATTTGTGTAGCAAACATAGGTATTCTAATCGAATGAAAGAATGATTTTATAGCAGTACGATACTCACCCTCAACCAATAATTTTTTCTTACATTTCACCCATGAGTTAGAACTAATATGTGATGAAGCATGTCTCAACTTCTTTAAATCTAGTTTAAACTCATATTTTTTATCCTCTTTTAACTTAGCCCAGTCTGGTGCAAATATACACTCAAGATTATTCATACGATGCCAGTCTAAATCTTTTTGAAATCTATCTGGTGTATAAACATGAATATTATATCTAATAAATCGATGATTCATATTATAAGAATACTCGTCTTGAACTGTTTTATTTAACTCAACTGCTTCAACTGAGTTATTAGCAACCATTATAATATCCCAGTCAGATGCTGCATCGTAATTTCCATATACACGAGAACCAAAGATATAAACATTAAACACACGACTTGGGTGTATTCCTGCTATCTCAATAACATCTTCTAATTTAGGAATCCATTTGAATGTTGCGGGTAGTAATTTTACCATATTTTTTTACTTAATAATTTCTTTAATTTTTCTTCTCTAATTTGAGACTTTGTTTTATAATAATCTTTTGATTCCAAATAATTTACTGTAATGATTATCTCACCGTTACCTTTCTTTAACATCAAAGACCAATCATCTTCTATTTCTTTTAAATGTATAATCTTTAATTCTGTTCCTTTCTCAATAAAAACTGTATTAGGCTTACTTGTATGACTCTGAACATGATAACTTTTTAATGATCCATCCCAGTAGAAATTTTTAGTAGTAACTATAATTTCTTCAACTTGTGGTACATCATATACTGATCTATCGATTTTCCAATCTTGTCCTAAAATCTTAGCTTTTACGAATACAACATAAAAACATATAATAGATAATAGACCAATACCATAAAAAAGAGTAGGTTCATAACTAATCATAAATGTAGAACCAACAACTAATAGTAAAACAAGTAATGTATTTCTATCTTTGGATAACCACTTATCGAATAAGTATAATTTATTTTTTAACATGCTAAGTGAAATGTACATTCGTTACTATTTAATACCTTATTTATTTGTTCTTGTCTTTTGTAAGTTTTCATTATATTAGAAACTTTATTATAATAGATCCTTAAACTATCTCGTCTTTCTTCGCTTCTCCAACGAATACTATCATCATATAAATAATCTATCTCGTCAAGAACATCTTGATAAGTCATAATAGGTTTAGAATAATTATCTCTAATTAGAACAATAGATTGTGTGTTTGGATCTGAATAAAATGAACTCACATCTTCACATAACATATCATCACAATCAGTTATGAAAGGGAAATTCATCTTTCTTTCTATTACTTTAAAGGCAATGCCATGTCGCTGTATAATCTCCATTTCACAAAGATAGTATATTTTTTTATATTTTTTTGAAAAAAAATTTAATATTTATAGAAAATGTATTTTTTAAAATAATATATAAATAGTATTAAATACTAAAAACTATATAAAAAATATGTCAACTTATTCACTTACTCTAAGAAGTCAATCAGGAAACAGATTATCGGTTTTTGAGATGGATAATAACTTCTTATATCTACAAGAATTAGCACTTAATGGTGGATCTGGTACTGGTGTAAACGGTACTTCTGGAACATCTGGTGTAAACGGTACTTCTGGAACATCTGGTATAAACGGATCATCAGGTATAAACGGATCATCAGGAACATCTGGTATAAACGGATCATCAGGAACATCAGGTATAAACGGATCATCAGGAACATCAGGTATAGACGGAACATCTGGAACCGATGGAACTTCAGGTACAAATGGAACTTCAGGTACAAATGGAACTTCAGGTACAAATGGAACTTCTGGATCATCTGGAACATCTGGAAGTGGTTCAAGTGGTACATCTGGAACTTCTGGTATAAATGGCGCAGACGGATCATCTGGAACTTCTGGTATAGACGGATCATCCGGAACTTCTGGAGAACAAGGAATTCAAGGAGATCCTGGAACTTCAGGTTCATCTGGAACTTCTGGAGAACAAGGAATTCAAGGAGATCCTGGAACTTCAGGTTCATCTGGAACTTCTGGAGAACAAGGAATTCAAGGAGATCCTGGAACTTCAGGTTCATCTGGAACTTCAGGTTCATCTGGAACTTCTGGTATAGACGGTTCATCTGGAACTTCTGGTTCATCTGGAACTTCGGGTTCATCTGGAACTTCTGGTTCATCTGGAACTTCTGGTTCATCTGGAACTTCGGGTTCATCTGGAACTTCTGGTTCTTCGGGAACTTCGGGAGAACAAGGAATTCAAGGATCTCAAGGTCCACAAGGTCCACAAGGTGTTGAAGGACCGGTTGGTGTTTCGGGTTTAACTTGGCAAGGTTCTTGGAGTAATAACTCATTATATAATATGAATGATGCGGTTGGTTATGCGTCAGCATCTTGGTGGTGTGTTGCAACGGTTAGTTCAACAGCATCAGTAGTTTCCCCGGATTTAGATATAACAAATATAAATTGGGCATTATTGGCAGTACAAGGATCTCAAGGTCCACAAGGTCCACAAGGTGTTCAAGGACCAAATAAATATAAATTAGGACCAGGAGTTATATTATCAAATGCTTCCACATCTTTTAGTAATAGTGGTTACTCACCGGGCATAGGTACTAGTTCTCTCCCATCCGCCTTTGGATTTTTTGCTGTTACAGGTGCTAGTTTTGTATTTGATCCTTTTTATATTTTTCCAAGTGGATCATCATACAAAATAAAAATGTATGTAAGAGCAGATACTTTAGTATTTGATGGTTTACACTGTTTATTAAGACGTGTTGATCTAAACACTTCTATCGAATCTAGTATACCTGGACTATTAGACTTTCAAAATTATTCACAAGGTTGTTATGTTGGTGAATCAAATGCTATTAGTACTCCTGGTGCTCCTGCTCAAAGTAGATTTATATCATACTTTGCAGCATATAATGGTGGAAATAGTGGAATTTTAAGAGATGTAACACTTTGGTTTGAACTCATATAAAAAAATAAAATAATTATGGAAAATGAAAATATTATAACTTATATTACAAGTAATTTAATAACGGAAGGACCTAATGTACCAAAGATTGATATTCTTGTAAAATATGATGGAAGTATTCTAATATTAGATACAAACTATATTTTAGAAATTGGTGATAAAGTCTATTCTTATAGTAAAGAATATGGAATTGATTATCTCATAGTAAAATAACAAAATAAAAAGGGAGCGAATGACTCTCTTTTTTTATTCTTATAAGTTTCATTATATTATTTATTTAATTTTTAGTTTCAATTATTTTTTGTACTTTTGTAAAACAAATAAGAAATACAAAATATATAGTAGTAACGGTCCCATAGCTCAGTTGGTTAGAGCGGCTGACTCATAATCAGTAGGTCCTTGGTTCGAGCCCAAGTGGGACCACATTAAAAATACAAAATAACAATGGAATTAAACGAAATTAAAAAAGATTTGTATAAATCTAAAGCAATGGCAAAATTAAGTCACTATGTTAGTGGTAACCTTTACTATACAGTAGAGTTAGCTGACGGTGTTTATCAATTTCCTATTGCAACAGTCGAAACATCAGTTGTTTATCTCAATCCTGAAAATGAAGGTGTATATGATGATGAACCAACAATCGAAACATTACAATTATCTTCTGACTTAGGTACAACTACATTCGAGTCAGAAATGAAAGGTTCAGATTTAAACAGGTGGATCACCAAAGCAGTAAGTAATGGTGAATTTACAAAAATTTGTGAAGTTGTGGTTAGTGAGTAACACAGCTTTACTTATTGTTTAAACCCTTACTTTTTCAAGTAAGGGTTTTTTTATGAACAAAATTAAAAAATTAGAAAAAAAAATTAGAAAAAATGAAAATAGATATAAATAAAATAAAGACAACTCCATCAGATTTAGGTTTTAACTTCTGTGTATTCGGAAAACCCTCTGATGAAATTATAAATTGGTGTAAGTACTGGAATTTAAAAACGGAAGATTCTGGTAAATACACAAACATCATCTTAAATGATGATACAAAAATCTCTGATATGTTTAATCAACCTGAAAAGTATGATTATATTGACGGGTTTAGTCCAAACTTAAATAAACATTTACACGTTGGTCACTTTTCCAACCTTGTATTAGCAAATGCTTTTCAAAAATTAGGTGTCGGTAATAAATTTATTGTCATTTTTGGTGATACTTTAGAAGGAGCAGTTCAAAAAGATGATGCTTTAAAATCTTATTTTGAGTATTGTAAAAATTTTAACTATAATGTAGATGAAATGTTCTTTGCATCTGAAATGAAATTACAAGATGAAAGTTTATTAAAAGAAGGTGAAGGTACTTATGAAGGTTCTAAAATCTTCGATTTGGGAGACGAGAAATTAGTAGGTGTGAAAAGTACTGGTTCTACTTCTTACTTCTACCAAGATGTAGCTCTAGCTAGTAAATTAAATGCTTCTACGTTATATCTAACAGGAGTAGAACAAGATAATCACTTTAAATCTTTAAAGAAGTTATTTCCTACTACAAATCACGTTGGTCTTGGCTTAGTTCAATTAGATGGTAAGAAAATGTCTAGTAGTGAAGGTAATGTTATTTACATGACTGATTTTATAAATAGTTTATTACCATTATTTAATAATGATTTAAAATTAGTTTATAATATAATTGCAGGACAAATACTTAAATCTGGACCGACTTCTAGTAAGTCAATAGATACAAAATTGATTGGTAATCCAAAGTTATCTTTAGGTTTATATCTAAGTTATACTATGGCACATATTAAAAGCTGTGGTGTTGAAGTACAAGATAAAGAAAACTTCTATTCTAAACAATTAGAATTTGCTGAATTAAAAACCAAATCTAATTTATCACCGAATATATTATTCGATGCTTTAGTAAATCATTGTAAGAATATAAATAAATTGTATGAGAAATTATACATAAAAGATAATGAAGTAAACAAAAAGATTTTTTCTGACTTATTGACAGATTTACAAATAGGTATGAAAAAAATTGGACTATTTCCAGTAGATAAAGTATAAAAAAAGTCCTTGAAAAAGGACTTTTTATTTTATTTTTAGATTATCAAGGTCTTTAATAATATCATCAATATACTTATTATATTTAGTTACATTTACATTTTTCTTCAAAGTACTTTCAAAGAATCTTTCTATATCTTCAACTTTATCCTTTATTTCTTCTACTTTATTTGATATAAAAGGCATTCTTATATCTTCTCTTTCATAACTATCAAAAAATTCAGGAAATCTAGCTAATACTTTTTCTGCAGACTCTTCTTCTTTTCCTGGTTCACATTTTACTAAAAATCCACCATCATAAGGTTCTCCTATCAATTTAAGACCTACTCTTCTTAGTAATTTCTCCGCAAAGTCATAGTCAACATCTCTATTCTTTACATTATCGGACCAAATAATTATCTCACCTTTATTATATACCGGTGATCTTAATAACATTGTATCTAATGTAGTAACATCAACAGTTTCATCAATGTTTCTATTTCTATAATCTGAACCACTTTGATGTGCAGGAACTATATCTTCAAATAATTTTATGTATTTCATAAGAGTATATATTAAATTTTAAACCCAAAATTATATATTTATTTAGTTATATATCATGATGTTGCATGAAAGTGAATATATAAGGTATGTGGAAAGTTTACATAATAGAATGTTCAGACCTAACTTATTATACTGGTATTAGTAATGACGTAGAAAAGAGAATTGATACACACAATAAGAAGAAAGGTGCGAAGTACACCAAGACTAGAACACCAGTAAAATTAGTTTATCAACAATCTTTTGAAACAAAATCTTTGGCAGCAAAAGAAGAATGGAGAATTAAACAACTAACAAGAAATCAAAAAATTCTTTTAATAAATCAAAACTAAGTTGTATATTTGCCATTATGAAAACGATATTTCTAGACATTGACGGAGTTTTAAACGTAGATTATGCAGATAAAGACCAATTTGGTCATATCTTCAGGGATGAGTACGTCCAGAACTTAAAGGAAGTTATCGAGAAAACAGGAGCAAAAATCGTTATCTCCTCAACTTGGAAAGATAAAGGAATAGAACGAATGTTATCACTTTGGAAAGAACGTAATCTACCAGGTGAAATTATTGATGTAACACCAGATTGCGTAGATGTATGTGAAGCAACCAACATAGTTTATTATGATCAAGTAAAAAGAGGCCACGAAATTAAACTTTGGTTAGATAGACACCCAGAAGTAACTCAGTATGTTATATTTGATGATATACAAGATTTCTTAGATGAACAACAAGATTATTTTGTAAATTGTTCAACAGGAGAACCAGTAAAACCTTGGAAATTAGGAATTCCAGGATTAAAAGAAGAATGTAAAATTAAAGCAATAAATATATTAAACATGAAAGATAAAATAGAATTCAGTGAATTTTTAGATGTATCATCTAAATTAGAAATTAAAACAGGAAAGATTATATCAGTAACAGATGTACCTAAATCAGAAAAACTTATTAAGTTAGAAGTTGACTTTGGTGAAGACACACCAAGAGTTGTTGTAACAAATATTAAATCTTCATTAGGTGAGAACTATGTTGATAAATTAGAAGGATACTCTTTCTTGTTCGTAACAAATTTAAAACCTGTTAAAATGATGGGTATTGAGTCACAAGCAATGATTATGCCAGGTGAACTAGAAAATGGTACACCCGCAGTTGTTTTAGGCTCAAAAACTGGTAATAAAATACTATAATGAAATTGGCTAAAGTAGGAGATTTAATTCATAATCACCTCAGTGGTAAATCCACTGAGGTTTCCTATGTTATGGTAGATATTGAAAATAAATACTATAAAAAAATTTTAAATAATAAAGAATTTATAGACAAATATTCTTTACAAAAATGTAAAGGTATTGTACATCTAGAAACTGCTAAGGTAGATTTGTTAGAAATAAATCAAATAGTTACAAGTTATCAATCTGGATTTATACCAATGCAGACAACCTCAAAGATTATTGAGATTATTGATAATCTAATTATTACAGATTCAAACCTTTTTATTGTCGATGATATAAGTTTCTATAGAGATAAAATTTTAACTAAATTAGGAATATGATAATAAGAACACAATCACAACATATCAGTTATAATCAAGCCACATTTGTAGTTCCCGCTTGGAGTAAACTTCTAAATGTAATGTATAATAATTCACAATATACTATTTTATACGAATTTGATCCAAATGAAACAGAAAATAAAACATTTATAATAGAACATTGGGTAGATACAAATGGTACAAATGAATATTTTAAACAACATGGTTTCAATTATTGGGGTACTGTAACCACTTCTGAACCAATACTAAACTCACATACAAATGGTATGGGAGCACATACAAATATTTCATTAGATTTAATACATAATACAAAACATTTTCATATCTTTGTACAAGAAATTCTATCTACTGCAGAAATGAGAGATAAGAAAATCGAAGAAATAATTTAATATATAAATTATGATAACAAAATTTAGTAGTATAGTGAACGAAAGTTCAACCTCAAAATTCAAAATTGGTATTGATATACACGGAGTAATCGATGCACTTCCAGAGTTCTTTGTATTTTTAGCAGACTCTATTGTAAAAAATGGGGGAGAAGTTCACGTAATCACTGGCGGTGAATGGACAGACAAATTAGAAAAACAATTAAGTGGTATAAACTATACACATAAATTTTCAGTTTATGACCACTTATTAAAAACCGCAGAAACATTAGGAGAAATTGAATTTCCAGATGGAACTATTCAGAAAAAATTTGACGATGTTCTATGGGATTCAACAAAAGCAGAATACTGTAAAGAAAACAATATAGATCTACATATTGATGATACTTTATGTTATAATGATTATTTCACCACACCATTTGCAAGATTGTGGTCACACAACGGTAAACAAAAGTCATCACACAAAGATATTAGACATTTAGACTAAACATTTTTTAATTCTTCCATATAATTTAATATGGAAGAATTAAAAATTATAAGTCTATTCTCAGGGTATGGTACTCAAGAACTAGCACTAAAGTATAGTGGTATTAAATACCGTAACGTCGCAAATTGTGACATTCTTAAATCAGCAAATGAAGCTTACGACTCTTTACACACTACCGAAGAAGGTAATTTAGGAGATGTTTCAAAAGTTGACGAAAAAACATTTCCACATTGTGATTTCTTAACATATTCATTTCCTTGTCAAGATATATCTATATCTGGAGTACAACGTGGTATTGAAAGAGGAACACGAAGCGGTTTATTATACGAAGTTGAAAGAATCGTAGAACATAATAAACCAAAGTATCTTTTAATGGAAAATGTTAAAAATCTAGTTTCCAAAAATCACATCAAAAAATTTAACGATTATATTGAAAAACTTAACTCTTTAGGTTATGGTTCTGCTTGGATGGTACTTAATGGTGCTGACTTCGGATGTCCTCAAAATCGTGAGAGAGTTTTCATGTTTTCAGTGTTAGGAGAATCATCTTTAGAAGTTTCTAATAAAATGATGGGTGTTCATAATCATAAAAAAACTAGAGTTCCGATGAGAGAATTTGTTGAAACAATTGTAGATAATAGTTTATTCATTACACCACCTTATGAAATAAATACACCTAAGTTAAGTTCTGTTTGTAAATTAGCTGCCCGTAGAAGTGACGTAAAATATGATCAAGCCAGACGAATTTATTCTATTGATGGATGTTCGCCTTGTCTAACTACATCAGGATCTCCACAAATTATATTAGATAATAAGAAAATTAGAACTTTAACCGCAAGAGAAGGATATCGTTTTATGGGAGTTAAAGATACAGACATTGATAACTTACTAACTACAAGTTTATCAACTAAACAACACGTAGCTTTAGCAGGAAACTCAATATGTATCCCGGTAATGCAAGCTATTTTTGAACAATTTTTCACAGATTATATGAATTAAAAAAACCCACTTTCGAGTGGGTTCTTCATTTTCCTATTTTTAAAACTAATTTAGTTTCTCCTGATTTTGTTGTTCCTTTTATAGTATAGTTTTTAATACCTTCCACTCTCACAAATCTAAGTAATTTACTTAATCTACTATTAAAAAGCTCTTCTGGCTTACCGTCCTCAGTAAACTCAAGTAGGTATTCCATGAATACATCCTTATTTTCGTTAAATTCTTTCAAGTATCTCATAATTATTTTCCTTAATGCTATATATAAATAAAAAATACCTAAAAGTACCTTTTTAAGACTTTATTGTATTTTTCTTTAAAAAATCAATAATAATTCTTTCAAATAGCTTATTTTTATCATATCCTACTTTATCTAGATGTTCTTTATAACGTGTTACAATCTCATCATCTAATAAAAGAAATATATTTTTCTTTTCCATATTATTATATATATAATAAAATTATATAAAAGTTATGATGTTTAAAATACTAAATCAATCACTATACATATGTGATACTATGGGAAACCTTGGTAGAAGAATATCTGAGAATGTTGCATTTGGTACATATGACGAATCACAAAAAATTTTTTTAATAACTAGTATAGATGGTAAACTAGAAACTAAAGACATTGGAGGCAATCCAATAAGAGTTTTATCACAAGGAGTATTAGAAGCAAGATTTTCAGGAACAGATATATTAGTACGTAAAAAAGATGGTAAAAATGTTCTAATAGACAAGGTGGGAAATATCAAAAGATATTTCTAAAACATAATATATATACTATGAATAATAAAATATCAAAATACGACGAATTTTTACTAGAAAAAGACATGATGCTTTTATTGGAAGCAACAATTGTACTTGATGATAAGTTTTATGACTTATTGAAAAAAATAAAATCTCCAGTTGCATCTGAATTATTAAAATTAAACGGAGAAGAGGTAGATACTAACTATAACTATATTTCATATGATGTAGATAAAGAAGATAAAGTATTCTTTACACCAGATGATAAAGCAAAAAAAGTAGAAGATCCTAAAACAATTAAAAAATCTGACATGAATGTTGGTAGATTCGTAAGAGCAATTCTAACTAAAGCAGGTATCGAAGTTAAACCAAAAGATCTTGAAGATTTCGTAAGTAAATATAAAGCAACTATCTTAATAGAGAAAGAAGCGTTTATAAGATTTGAAATAGTTAAAGGTAATGATATTAAAAAATGGTATCATGTTGAAAATTACGATAAAGAACTAGGAACATTAGGTTCCTCTTGTATGAGATATGCTAAATGTCAAAATTACTTATCAATTTATTCAGATAATCCAGATAGAGTATCACTTATTATACTAAAATCTGCAGAGAATCCAGATAAAATTACCGGTAGAGCTCTTCTTTGGTTGGATGATAAAGGAAGAAAATTCATGGATAGAGTTTATATTATAAATAGTGCAGATACTCAACTATTTATAGACTTTGCAAAAGAAAATGGGTTCTATTATAAAATGAATCAAACATTCCATACAGGTGATCCTATTATGTTCAATGGAGAACAACTTGAAAGGGAAGATAGCTGGGTTATTGTTACACTAGAAAATTCAAACTTTGATGATTATCCTTATATGGACACTCTAAAATATCTTATTAAAGATGATGGAAAACTTACTACTAATTATAACTCTAGTTATGATGCAGAACTAACCAGTACTGAAGGTGGTGATGGTTCTTGTGATAACTGTGGTGGAAGAGGTAGTTTTGAATGTGAAGAATGTGGCGGTGGCGGTGAAAGAGAATGTTACAGATGTGATGGTTCTGGAGAACAAGAATGTAGAGAATGTGAAGGATCTGGAACAGAGAACTGTCCAAAATGTGATGGAGATGGTGAAGTAGAGTGTAATTCTTGTGATGGATATGGTGAAGTAGATTGTGAAACTTGTAATGGGGATGGAACTGATGAAGAAGGTGAAGAATGTTCTGATTGCGAAGGAAAAGGAAAAGTATCTTGTGATGATTGTCATGGTGATGGTAGATCAACTTGTGATAAATGTGACGGAGAATGCACAGTAGAATGTACTGAATGTGATGGTAAAGGACTTGAAGAATGTACTAGATGTGATGGAGATGGAACATCAGAATGTGATGAATGTGGAGGTAGTGGTCGAGTTGACTGTTACGAATGTAATTAAATTATGATATACCTAAAGAAATTTAATGAGTCTAAACAACTCACAGAAGAAGATATAACTTATTCAGTATTAGAAATATTGGATGAAGGTTTTACTTTTAATGGAGATGCATCTACATTTAACTTTAATTCTCAAATGAGTATGATTTCATTTGTTAGAAGATGTGATACTAATAAAAACGAACTAAGTGCAGACCAGAATAGACGTGCAGACCCACGTGACAGAGGAAGATGGATTTTACAAGTAACCAGTATCGAAAGAAATGGAGATTATACAGGATTTCAATATGGTAATGTTTGGAGAAAGAAAAACTATGAAATTCCTAAAGAACAAGAGTATCTTCGTTACATAGGATTTGAATCTGCAATTAAATTACTAAGACTAACAGATTATAAATATGTAACTTTATCAATACATTCAATTCCTTCTAGTTCTAGTTATGATAGTATTTTCTTTACAACCACCGAGTGTATCAAGTTTACATTTAGTAATAACTGTGACATTTCCCCAATACCAGAAGATTAAACTTTTTACTTTTTTATCATAAAATATCTATGATAACAATTATAGCAGCAGCCGGAGAAAATAACTCACTTGGAAAAGATAACGATTTAGTGTGGCACTTACCAGACGATTTTAAGAGATTTAAAGAACTTACATCAGGTAATCATATACTTATGGGTAGAAAGACGTTTGAAACGTTCCCTAAACCTCTACCTAATAGAACACACCTAATTATAACAAGACAGGAAGATTATCAAGTACCAGAAAAATGTTTCACATTTGATAGTATTCAATCTGCATTAGACGAAGTATTAGAATTTTCAGATAATAATATTTGGATAATTGGTGGTGGAGAAATCTACAAACAATCTATCGAAATAGCAGATAGAATTGAACTAACAAGAGTACATTCAGATTTTGAAGCAGATACTTTCTTTCCAGAAATTGGTGAAGAATGGGAATTAGTTAAAGAAGAATACCATCCAGTAGATGAAAGACACAAATATGACTTTACATATTTAACTTATGAACGACGTCCGTAATTTATCACTTGTTGTTGAGTTCTTTTATCTTTATCAGAACTAGCAAAGTATTTAATTACATTAGGATCTTTGAAATTAGACATCAATTCACTATTACGTAAACTATAATCTCTAAGATCTAATCTTTTCATATGATGAAAATCACCAATGATTCTTTTAATATTTAACTCTGGATTTTCCTTATATAACCAATAAGGAACTTTAACATAGAAAAATCCTTCTTTTTCAGGAACTTCTCCTAAAATAGCAATTTGTGAAGTCGGTAAAGTACCTTTGTGAAAAGTAACTGAATAAGGTCTTGCATTATCCATAAAAGTAGCAGTATCAGCAGCAAATTCTTTTATATTTAGAATTTCAATAGACTTTTCATTCTCTTTAGTTATAAAATAAGCCGCAATGATTGCTCTCTCATCTGATAAATAAACCGCTTTATCAAAATCATATTCAATATCATCTCTATAAATGTGTTTATCTAATGGTTTATACTCAGTATAAAAATTTGTAGGTTTTATATGCCACTTATGTTCTGGATTTGATAAGTTATAATAACCAATATTACCATACTGATCTGGTCTTAATATAAATATTTTTTCACCTTTATCATTGATCCACTTTGTACCAAATTCTGGTAACTCTTGTGTTGATTCAAATATCTTAAACTTTTGTAGAAATCTCATTATAAAAATTACTTTTTTGTATATATTAAAAATTAAATGTAACTTTGTAAAATGAGAAATAAATTTGACCTTAATAAATCCGTTTATCATAAATCTTATGGTAGAATGATTATTGAACGATATATTGAAGCTAATTTGGATGAACCAGATACAGAAAATCAATATGATTGTGAATACAAATATGATTATTTGGATAGAAAAAGAAGTTCACTCTTCAAAGAATCTGAACTAATGTCAGAAGAAGACTACTTAGCTTGGGAATTAGCAACTAAAAGAGAAGAAACATTAAAAAATATATTAAAAGAGGAATAATCCTCTTTTAATATATAAATAATGAAACTAAAAATACTTCTACTTTTTATTTCATTATTACTCATATCTTGTTCTAAAACACAAGATGAAGAAATCTATACTCAATATCCCTATAATTTTAGTCAACAAGAAACTGCAGTAATGCACGTTACAAATGTTTATAGAAATAGTATTGGGTTAGATACATTAAAATCAAATCAACATACTGCTTATATTTGTTCACAACATAATGATTACATGATAGAACATGATACAATGACACATGATTATTTTCAACAAAGAGCAGATAACCTAGTTAAAACATTACACGCAGAACGTGTATCTGAAGTTATAGCATATAATTACATTAGTAGTCAATCTGTTTTAAGTGCTTGGATTAGTTCTCCGAAACACAAAGTAATAATTGAAGGAAATTTCACAAACTTTGGCATTTCAATAAAACAAGATTCTAATGGTCGTAGGTATTATACCTTTATCTTTATCAAAATTTAACGAAAACAAATAATCATTTGAAATATATAAAAATAAACTTTAAAAATGACAAACTCCACTCTAATCAATTGCAAGATTACTTATCAAGAAGAATCAATTAAAAACACTTTATGTGCAATTTTTTATGAACATTCGAGTAATCAATTTATTAGATTATCAGGTATAATTTCAGCAGAACTAACACAGGATTTATATCACAAAAGTACACATATTTCTCAATTAGATTTTTCTAAATTCAAAGAAGATATAGAACCAACAGAAGAAGAAATGGTACAAATCTATAAAGAACTACTTACAAAGAAAAACTCAGGTAACTCATTAAGATATAAAGTATCTAAGCTTGAAGATTTTGAAATAAAAGCATTTGAATTATTATCAGAAAAACTTATTTCTTATTTTAGAAACGAAAAGTTAAATTCTATTGGAGTTTAACTTTTATTTTGTATATTTGTTTTATATAAATAAATATGAGTAAAACAAACGATAAAACAAACGAAATAGTTTTTAATGGACTATTTGAGAAAGGTATGATATTTCAAGAAATGCTAACATTTTGGTTAGGAATTTTAGACATAACTGACGATGGTATAATAATTACATTAGAAGGTAATCGTATCAGAGAAATGAAACTAAAGAAATATAGTAGTGAAGAACTTACAAAGTTTATGAGGTATAGTTCTATCGAAGGTTGTTGGTTAGATTATCATAGAACAGATATTGATACTGTACATGATTGGTTTACACAAAAAGCTACATATGATACCATAGAAAATAGAAGAGATTTAAAAATAGATCTATTGACATAAAAAAAATTAAAAAAATCCACTAAACAAGAGTGGATTTTTTTATATATATCAAGAATAATTTTTTAATCAAAGGTTTTTACTTTTTGGTTAAAAAAAAAATCTTATATGACAAACACTTTAATGTACAATTCTCTAGTTCAGAAACTAAGAGAATTTTTTTTGGAAAAAAACTTCGTAGAAGTACCAACACAATCAAGACTATCAATTTTAGCAGCTTGTGAAAACCCACACTCAGTATCAACTTTTGAATACAATGGTGAGATATGGCCGTTACCACAAACAGGACAAATGTGGCTCGAGTATGAATTATTAAAAAACCCTACTTGGGATGGAGTTTTTTGTATATCTACAAGTTACAGAGCAGAAAAAAATCCAATTCCTGGAAGACATGAACTAATCTTTCCAATGTTTGAATTTGAATCAAAAGGTAAATATAAAGACTTAATTCTATTAGAAAAAGAACTTCTTGAGTATTTAGGATTTGGTTTACCTGTTGAAATGGACTACAACAAAACTTGTAAAGAATATGGAGACGTATCAATTTTAGAAAATGAACATGAAACTAAAATGTGGAATGAAGTAAGTCATTGTGTTTCTCTTCAAAACTTTCCACTAAGAACTAATCCATTTTGGAACATGCAAAATCAAAAAGATGATATATTCAATAAAGTTGATATAATATTATATGGACAAGAAACAATAGGCGCTGCAGAAAGAAGTTGTGATGTTGAATCTATGAGAAAAATGTTCTATACAATAGAAAATGGTGGATATTCTAAAAAACTATTTGAATTATTTGGAAAAGAAAGAGTAGAAGCAGAACTAGAAGAGTTCTTAAAATTTGACTTCTTTCCAAGATTTGGTGCAGGAATTGGTTTAACAAGATTAGCAAGAGCTATGGAGTTACTTCAAAAACAAAATCAAGAACAACTTGAATTACAAGACTAACAATAAAGAGAGACGAAAGTCTCTCTTTATTTTTTTAGTAGCAAATCAATCTTTTGATCTCTAATATAAGCTTTACTATTTCTATAGAATTCCTCAATAGTATTTTGAGGATCATAACCATACATTTGTAAATCCATAACCTGTTCTCTCGTTAAAGATAAGGTAATTCCTTCACAAACTACATAATTATTCTTATCAAATTCAATCTTCACTATTTACCTTTACTTTTACTTTTATATATGGAATAAGGCTCCCATTTATCATCATACCAGAAAGTTCTACCAGTATTATCTCTACAAGATAAACCTTTTTGATAAAATACCCACTTCTTAAATTCTTCATAATCAGAATCAAATGGATTTGTCCAGTCTGAAAGTTGACCACCATTTAAGGTATAAGCTTTAATTGGAACGTCTCTACAGAAATCTAATATATCTGGGTTTTCCATAATAATATTTCTTGCAGACTCAAAAGGATTTACGTTTATGTAATAAAGAATTGTAGAACGTAAGTAATTACCAATTCCATTAAAGTATTTTTGATTTAAAAGAACTTCACAAATTGGTTTATCAAAAGCCTTCAACTTTAAATTATCTAAAACATTACTTTTAAATTTATCAAATTCTTTGGTTGGATCTGGTCCTCTTTTTACACCAGTAAATGCACCTAATCTATATCTTGGTCCCATATATGAACCATAAAGTAATAAGGAATTACCATCATCAGTATCAATTCTCATTCTAACAAACTTGGTATCATTCCAATTTTCAGTAGGAACAAATTTCCAATTACCAGACATCCCCATAAATACAGAGAAGTCTAATGTTTTTATTCCATTTGTTGTTTTTAATTGTAATTCTTTACCAAAAGAATTTGCAATTACTTCGAAATCTTCAATTAGTTCAGAGTCGATTGGGTTATTACCCTTTTCAACGTGATATAATTTTGTAAATTTTCTTTTATTTGAGTGATGATTTATATAATCACTCATAATTCTCACTTCTGCTAATTCTGGCATATCTTTTTTATTTTTTCTTTTCTTAAAAGTACTCTCATATTTCGTTTTGCTAATTTTTTAAGTCGTTTAGCGGCTTCACTATATGATTTCATTACGAATATATCTTTCATTATTTTAATAAATCTCTAATTATAAAATCTCTTTTTATGGCAGCTGGTAGTAAATTGATTATTTGTCTTTTACTTATTATTTTATTTATAGTTTCATATGTATAGATAGTTTTTAATGGACTCTCATTTCTAGTACCGTAACCAAGAGGTCTTTTTATTTCCTTATCTTCTATCCAAACCTTATCTATATTATTATTCACAACAGATACCCAAATTGTATGTCTTTCATTAAAAACCAATTTCCAAAAAGAGTTAGACTTAGGATGTAATTTTGGTATTTCTGTCCAACCATAAGTACCGTCTTTTCGTTGACCCCATTTTTTTACAACGTTATCTAGTACCATATTATTAGTACCACCATCCATGTATTCATAAGGTTTGTGAAAAGCAGTCTTAGTAAATCCTATCTCTCTCAATTTGATGTGTGTATTCATAACTACAAATATAAACATTTTTTATAATTTTTAGTATAACAAATACTAAATAATATAAATTTTATGATAGAAAAAGTAAAATGTTTAATCATAGGTTCAGGACCTAGCGGTTTTACTGCAGCAATCTACGCTGCTCGAGCAAATATGAACCCCGTTTTATATCAAGGTCTTCAACCAGGTGGTCAACTAACAACAACAAACGAAGTAGAAAACTTTCCTGGATACCCTGATGGAGTTACCGGTCCAGAAATGATGCAACAATTTGAGGAACAAGCTAAACGATTTGGTGCTGATATAAGAGATGGTTGGGTCACTAAGGTAGATTTTAGTAATACAATAAAGAAAGTCTTTATAAACGATAAAGAGATACACTGTGATACAGTTATCATATCTACAGGAGCAACAGCAAAATATTCTGGTGTAAAAGGTGAACAACAATATCTTGAGTTAGGTGGCGGGGTTAGTGCATGTGCAATCTGTGATGGTTTCTTTTATAAAAATCAAGAGGTTATAGTAGTCGGAGCGGGGGATAGTGCATGTGAAGAAGCTCACTATTTATCAAAAATCTGTAGTAAAGTAACTATGTTAGTAAGAAGTGACTTTAGAGCTTCTAAGATTATGGTTGATAGAGTCAAGAATACAGAGAATATTGAAATACTTATGAATACCATAACAGAAGAAGTTATTGGTGATGACCAAGTAGTTACTAAAATCAGAGTTAAAAATACTAAAACTGAAGAAGTTAGTGAGATACCAACAACTGGATTCTTTCTAGCAATTGGTCATAAACCAAATACAGATATATTCACAGAACTTGAATTGGATGAGACTGGTTATATTATAACTAAACCAGGTTCTACACAAACAAATATACCTGGAGTATTTGCGGCAGGTGATGTAGCAGACCATGTTTATAGACAAGCAATTACTGCGGCAGGTACTGGATGTATGGCTGCTTTAGATTCTGAAAGATATTTAGCAAGTTTAGAATAGTTATCAAAAATTTTACTATCTTTGTTGTATGAAAACAATTGCAATTTATCCAGGCTCGTTTAATCCAATTCATATTGGACACATAAACATTTTAGAGAAAGCAGAACGTATTTTTGGAAAAGGAAATGTAATTACTGCAATCGGTATCAATCCAGATAAAGTAAATACAAACGATAAGTCGTACTTATTTGAACAAGATAATAAAGCCAAGACTATTTCTCAAAAAATAAATCGAAATGTGATTACTTATAGTAAATTCTTACACGAACTTGTAGAAGACTATGAGAAAGAAAATTATAACGTAGTTATAATTAGAGGTTTAAGAAATGGTGTTGACTTAGATTATGAAGTAAATCAAATGAGATTTATAAATGACTTTAAAAAGGATATAAATGTAGTTTATATTACGTGTGATCAAGAGTTTGAACATATTTCTTCTTCTGCAATTAGAAAGATTGAACAATTTGGTGGTCCAGATATGATAAAAAAATATACTTTATAATGGTATCAATGATAGTTTGTTGTGAGAAATGCGGAGTAATAGATGAATCAATTATCGATCCTAGAAATCATAAGCCATTATCAAATTATATTTGTGATACTTGTAAGGATTATTATATAATCGAAAAAAGAGATAAAAAATTAAACCAGTTACTTAAACGTAACTGGTTTGATATCTTATTTAAACACTAGGTTTGTTTAAATAATCTGTATAGTTTGCAACTATTGAGTTAACCTTTTTCATATCATGTGGCTCTTTACCAGTAAAATCAACATCTAAGTAGAATAAAAACTCAATGAAATCTAAATCATATTTACCGTGTTCTTTTATAATCCTATCATCACCTAAAACTTGAATAATCTTTTCCTGTGTTATAATATCATTCATATCTTTTAAATAACCATTCTTGATCATCCATCTTTTTAAACCGTGAAATCTAACATAAACTTCGGCAGGAGAAGTTAAATACTTAGTATCTTCTTTATTATCAAACATTCCAATAAAGTTATTTTTAAATTGATCTTGTACTTCTTCTACTTCTTTCCTACCTTTTTCACTTTTAATATCCTCTATTTTTCCACCAATTGCCAATTCAACTAAATTTCTAGAGTAAAAATCTATTTTTTGTTTTAATCTTTTTTTACCAACCGGAGTTCCTAATACTATATCCTTATCTAAAATATCTACTATATTGGTAAATTCACTATAATTCTCACTATCAAACGCATCACCTTCTAAAACATCATCAACTAAATGTCTAAGCTCATGGATAATTATCGAACTTGCACCTAATGAACTAAGTCGTTTTCTATCAACTATAATAGCACTAACCTGTTGCATCTTTTCGTTAAAGTGTCTAAAGTAACAAGCCATAACATCTTTATCTTCACCAATTATTTGCATAGTTCGAGTATCGACACAAACAAATTTTATACTCTTAATAACAGATATAACTCTTTTCTTCCTTATCGAATCTAAATTATTTGTTTCCTCAATATCAGAAATTAAATCTTCTCTAATTTTTTTAATAAATGCATCTTCCTCTTTAGAAGGTGCATTATTTATATCATTAATAGTCTTATCTATCTCTTTACCACTCATATGAGGTAATCTTTCCTCACCAAAATAATGATTTATTCCATAAATAATACCTAATCCTATAATAAGCTCTTTCCAACTTATCTCTATCTTCTCGTTTATTAGATAATCTTCCTTCGATTTAATGTATTTCATAGTGTATATATTAAATTTTAATATTATATTTGCAACTAAGCATAAATTAAAAATATAAATAAAATGACTGATAATTATAAATATGTAACTGTAATGTTTCCTTATCCAAGTGGATCAGGATTGCATTGTGGTCACTGGTATAACTATGCCATTATGGATAGTTACTGCAGATACTTGAGATATAAAGGTGATACCGTATTTCAACCTTTTGGATATGACGCATTCGGCTTGCCAGCAGAGAATTATGCAAAAAAAGTAGGTAGAGATCCAAGAGAAGTTACCTACGAAAATATACAAAATTTCCAGAAACAAATGGAAAATATGAATACCCAATACGAAGAAATTTTGGTTACTTCAAATCCCGACTATATTGAGTACACACAATGGTTGTTTAAACAATTGTATGACAAAGGTTTGGCTTATAAGAAAGATGGTGAAGTTGACTTCTGTAATAGTTGTGAAACCGTATTGGCAAGAGAACAAGTAAAAGATGGTAAATGTGAAAGATGTTCTACAGAAGTAGAAAAGAAAACATTGAACCAATGGTACTTCAAAATCACAGATTATAAAGAAAGATTGATTGCAGGTTTGGATAAGATTGACTTTCCAGAATCTACAATAAAGTCGCAAAGAAATTGGTTGGAAAATCAACATGACTGGTGTGTTTCAAGACAAAGAAGTTGGGGTTGTCCTATTCCTATTGATGGAGAAACTGATACAATGGATACATTTGTAGATAGTTCTATCTACACCATCATCTATTGTATTATGAAAGGTATTAAACCTAAGCCAGTTGATTTGTATGTTGGTGGATCAGAGCATGCTTGTATGCACTTGATTTATATCAGATTTATTACAATGTTTTTGTATGATATTGGATTTATCGACTTTGAAGAACCAATAACTAAGTTGGTACATCAAGGAATGATTTTGAATGAGGGAGAAAAAATGTCTAAATCTAAAGGAAATGTAGTTAGTTTGGATGGATATGATTCAGATGAAATCAGATTTTATTTGATGTTTATTGGTCACTACTTTGATGGGGGTTCTTGGTCAGATGAAAATATAATTGGAATTAGAAGATTTATTGGTAGAATGAAAACTTGGTTGTATAAAACTGGAGAAGAAACTATTGATATAGAATCATTCAAAAAAACTATATTTGATTTTACTGATGCTTTTAAGTTCAACAAAGTTGTAAGTTCATTTATGATTTTGTTGAATCAAAACAAAAATAAAGCATTGACTACAGAGTGTAAAGAACAATTGATACAATTGTTGGAGATATATACACCTGGAATCCGAGCTAAATTAAACTAAGTATCAACTTTTGTATATAATCTACAAATGCGAGAGAGAATGGAATGGATAGACATAAGAAATACTTTACTAAAGATAAAGTAGTAAACAAAAAAATAAATGACTTTTTAGATAAATATCATATGAGAGATAAAGGTAGATTTTTTTTTAGAGAAAGATGGTTCTCACTATGTAGTGCACATCAACAATATAATAAAGAGTGTAACACTTGTAATGTTGGTACTTGGGAAAATGTTTGGAGAACCAATATAGAGAAATTAGTATTTATAATCTCACCAAAAATATACAAATGGTTATTAAATTTTAAAAAAGTTGAGACAATAAATATAAAAGAACAAGATGAACCCAAGAAATATTACAGAAGAAATCAAAGAAAAAATTAAGAACGCACATTATTATAAATTTGGTGCAGTTGCACCAGATGGATTTGTTTTAATACCAAAAGAAACATTAGAAAGACTGAAGGACTTTGAATTTTGGAAAGAATGGAAACACAATCCAGAGATATTAGAACAATATGCAATTGATGATTTAAAAAAACAAGAATAAATTTGGTAGATTAAAAATTAGTTGTATCTTTGTAGAAGATAAAATAATAATGGCTTTGTAAGGCCTGGTCAGAGCCTCTAAAACTCAAGACCGAGGGTTCGATTCCCTCCATCGCCACAACAAAAATTTAATATATAAACAATGTTAAGTTGGTTTAAAAAACTATTTAAAAGAAAAGTTGAGAAAAGGTTTATAGATGATTATGAATACAACTCAATAAAAAAAGAAAACGAAGACGAACTAAATCGAATTTTGGATAAAATTTCAGAAAAAGGTATGAAAAGTCTTACAAAAAAAGAACAAGAATTTTTAAAAAATAAAAACAAGTAATTATGAAAAACACTTAGATTAACAAAGACCAAGCAAAATTAGTAGTTATCACAAGAAGTGATTTAACTCCAGGCTACCAAGCACAACAATCTACACACTCTGTCGCAGACTTTGCACACGAGTTTCCACAACAATTTAAAGAATGGAAAACTACATCTAATTCTATCATTTGTTTACAAGTAAACAACGAAAAAGAATTAAATGACTTATACTTAAAGTTATTCAAACTTACCTCAGTCACAAAATTTTACGAACCTGATTTAAACGATGAACTTACATCTATTTGTTTATACGCAGATAAAGATGTCAGAAAGAAAGTTTCATATCTTCCACTTTTAGGTAAAAAACCAAAACTTACTTATCAACAAGTTATCTATGACATGATAGCCACACCTCAAACCGATACCCAAAATATATTAGAACATGGTATATCTGTTGCTAAACACTTTGACAAACTTATCAGTGGTGATACCAATAACTGGAAATTACCAACTTGGTTCACCGATAATAAAGAGTTTATCTTAAATAATATTCATTCATTAGAAGATATTAAAGAATATCAAGTAATGCACGATTGTGGTAAGCCTTACTGTATGACAATTGACGAACAAGGTAAAAGACACTTTCCAAACCACACACAAGTTTCATTTGATACATTCTCAAAGATTTCTGATAACAAAGTAGTTGCAGATTTAATCCTAAAAGATATGATATTTCATACTATTAAATCAGATGAAGTAGAAGACTTTGTTAAAAGTAATTCAATCGAAACCGTTTTAACATTATTAGTAACAGCACTTTGTGAATTACACTCTAATGCGACAATGTTTGGTGGTATTGAAAGCACTTCCTTTAAAATAAAATTTAAACAATTAGATAAAAGAGGTAAACAAGTACTAGATCTATTAAAAAATAAACAATAATTATGACAACAAAAGAATTTATAAAAATGTTAGAAGACGCTGACCCAACAGGAGAATCACATGTAAGAATGTACGGTGGTGTGCCAATAGGTGCTGCAAGAATACCAGGATATTATGATGGTCACTACTCATATATTGATGAAAATGACAACTATATATCTACTATGAAAGGAAGTAAAGTAGATATTTACTGTAGAGACTATGTTGATATTATCTCAGACTATTATGATGAAGATAAAACAAAGGAGGAGAATTGGGAAATGATAAAGAGTAGGTTTGTATTTGATCTTGGTGCAGGTATAACAGATAAAGAAAAAAGATTTATGGAAAGAGTCTATAAGGAATTTGAGGAATATATAAAATAAAATCATATATTTGCATTATAATATATAAAAAGAAAAGAGTTATGGCGAACGCACCTATCACATCAAAAGAAAAACTAGCTTGGGAATTTGCCCAAAGAGCACATAAAGATCAAGTAAGAAAATTTACAGGAGAGTCTTACTTTGATGCACACGTACAAAAAGTAAATGGTACATTAAAGTTGTACACTACTGATGAAGCTACTTTAATTGCAGCATTACTTCACGATGTGGCAGAAGATTGTTACGATGATATTTGGGATGCTTATGTAGATGTAAAAGAACTCTTTGGTAAAGAAGTTGCAGACCTTATGTTAGAACTAACCTCTAATACAGATGAAATCAAACATAAATATAATGGTAGTAAAGTAACATATCTAATCAATAAAATGTTAAATATGTCTGATAAAGCATTCACTATTAAACTTTCAGATAGATTTAATAACATTGCTGACGCATTTACTGCATCCGAAAGATTCAGAACTAACTATTACAATGAAACTTGTGCAATAGTTGATGCGATGGAAGAAGGTAGAACCTTCACAAAAGTTCAAAGACAGTTAGTTGATGATATTAAAGCAAAACTTGATAATATAAATAGACTATTTAAGGTAAAAAAAGTAAACGAAATATAAACAAAAAATAATAAACAACATGAGATAGATTGTAATCAGAGGTCCAACTTAATATTTTAACTTAGAAGATTAAAATTATTAAAATAACTAAAAAAATATTAAAAAAAATGGACACAAAACAAACAAACACAGGAGTAAATGAATTAGATGTAAACTTAAAAAATCTAATGGTAAAGGCAACACAAGTTGCAATTGATAAAAAATATGTATTAAAAGTTGATGGTGAAGTAAACGAACACTTGGAGTGGATAAACTTTAAGACTGATCACTTAACACAAACTGGAAAGAAAAAGTTAGCAAGACGACTTTTCCTAGTTAGTAAAAAAACTGGACAAAAGTCAATCAATAACTTCTTCTGGTACTTAAAACTTAAAAATGTTATTGATTTCAAAGTTGTATTAGAAACAAGTCAAAAAGAAAAACAAATTCAATTACTTAGAAAAGAATATGTTAAATTAAGATCTCAAGCCGAAGAAGCAAGATTAAAATATGTAGAAGAAAAAGGAGATTTCTACAAATCATAAAAAATAAAACCACTCATTTGAGTGGTTTTTTTATTATTTTTTAAAAAATTCATTTAATGGTTTAAGATATTTGAAGTTTTTACTCTCATTCACATCAAATGGTTTATCATTAAGTAAAATTTTATTGGTAGAAGGATCATAATCAACTAAAACATTTCCTTCTAATTCACCACCTAAGATCTCATCTGAAAGTGGATCTTCTAAGTAATGTTGAATCGCTCTTTTTAATGGACGAGCACCCATCTTTTCATCATATCCTTTGTCAATCAACAAATCTTTAAAAGCAGTTGTAATCTCTAATGATAAATTCATAGCTTTTAACTTACTTTCAACTTTCTTAATCTCAATATCAATAATTTTATAAATATTTTCTTTCGATAAAGAAGAGAATATTATAATTTCATCAATTCTATTGATAAACTCAGGTTTTAATCTTTTGCTTAACTCAGCTTTAATTGTCGCTTTAGCATTTTCTTCTTTAACCATTGGTTTATCAGCACCAAATCCAACAGGAGTTGCAAGATTATTTACTGCACTTGCACCAATGTTAGAAGTCATAACAATAATAGTATTTCTAAAATCTACTTTTCTTCCTTCACCATCTGTTAAGTGTCCATCGTCAAAAATCTGTAACATGATATCCATTACACTAGGGTGTGCTTTCTCTAACTCATCAAATAATATAATACAATAAGGCTTTCTTCTTACTTTTTCAGTCAATTGACCACCTTCACCATATCCCACATATCCAGGAGGAGAACCTATCATTCTAGCAACATTATGTTTCTCCGCATATTCTGACATATCAACTCTAATCATTGCATCCTCAGTACCAAATACATTCTTTGCTAATGTTTTCACAGTATGTGTTTTACCAGTACCAGTAGAACCTAAGAAAAGAAATACACCTGCTGGTCTATTAGGATCTTTTAAACCCGCTCTGTTTCTTCTAATAGATTTTGCAATTTTTGTAACTGCTTCATCCTGTCCAATAATCTGCATCTTTAATTCACCTTCTAGTCCTAAAAGTCTTTTACCTTCATCACCAGTTACTTGTGTAGGTATACCAGTTTTTAAAGAAAGAATTCTTTCAACATCTTCTTTAGTAATTGTAATTCTTGGCATATCTTTCGCAGCCTTCTTAATCTCAATAGCTTTAACAACCAATTCATTTTCTCTTGGTCTTAAATCACCTGCTTCTTGATATTTTTGTGCTTTTAAGAATTCTGATTTTTGTATTCTTATCTCAGATAACTCTTTCTCTATTTCTATAAGCTCTGGTGGAGTAGATTTCTTTGCAGATATTCTCATTTTTGCACCAACCTCATCCATTAAATCAATTGCTTTATCTGGGAAGTATCTATCAGAGATAAATCTACCTGATAATGTAACACATGCTTCGATTGCATCATCATTATATGAAACTTTATGAAAGTCTTCATATTTATTTTTAATCTTCATTAAAATTTCAATTGTATCCTCAATAGATGGCTCTTCAACATTTACTTTTTGAAATCTTCTTTCTAAAGCACCATCCTTCTCAATCGAATTTCTAAATTCGTTATTAGTAGTTGCTCCAATTAAACGCATATTACCTCTTGCCAAAGCCGGTTTAATTTGATTTGCCATATCAATTGGTACAGTTTTATTAACCATTAAGTGAATCTCATCAATAAAAAGAATAATATCTGGATTATCTTGGAGTTCATCCATTAAAGCTTTTACTTTAGCTTCTAAACCACCTTGTCCAGCCATAATAGTACCCATATCAACAGAGATAATTCTTTTACCCTCTAATGCTTCAGGACAATCCTCTGTTACCATAAGCCTTGCAATACCTTCAATGATTGCAGTTTTACCAACACCTGGCTCACCAATAATAACTGGGTTATTCTTATTTTTTCTAGAAAGAATCCATATAACTTGCTCGATTTCTTTCTGTCTACCTATTACTGGATCAAGTTTATCATCTTCTGCAAGTTTAGTCATATCAACACCATATGTGTCTAAGAACGGAGTTTTCTTCTTTGTTTTTGGTTGTTCACCTTCTTCTCCGGTAAATAACTCATAAAGTTTTAATTTCTTCATAAAAAAAATATTTTTAAGTATATATTATTATTTTATAATCAAAATCACAATTTATAAGAATTAAAAATAACAAAAAATGGATAAGTAAGTTTGGTTATCTAAATTAAATGACATATTTTTGTAAAAGAAATTAAATATATAAACAAAAGAAAAAATATACTATGGTAACAAGAGTAGCACCCTCTCCAACTGGCTTTTTCCACTTAGGAACTTTAAGAACGGCATTACTTGTTTGGCTTCAAGCAAGAGCGAATAACGGTACATTCATTTTAAGAATTGATGATACTGATCAAGAAAGAAATAAACCAGAATGGATTGACTATATCTATGAACAAATGGCGGATTTTGGTTTAGATCACGACATCACATTCAGACAATCTGAAAGATTAGACCGTTACAGAGAAGTGGCTGAGAAAATCGGTACTAAAACTGAGAATGGTTACGAGTTAGATATGGGAGAGTACTCAATGGTTATCCTTAGAAATAACGGATTCCCTACTTACAACTTCTGTTCTATCTTAGACGACTACGATTACGATGTAACTAACATCATCAGAGGTGTTGACCACATTGCAAATGAGGCTAAACAAAGAATTATCTGGGATAAGATTTGTGAAGTAGAAGGAGATAAGACATTCCCAACAATCACACACGCTGGTTTACTTTTCGAGGGTAATGCTAAATTATCTAAGAGAAAAGGTAACGGTACTACTGCAGACTACCAAGACTTCAGCAAAGCCGCTATGTTAAACTGGTTATTCAAATTCGGTTGGTCACATCCAGACCCTTTATTTGATAAAAAACACCCTACATTAAGTATTGATGAAATGATCTCTCTTTTTAACGAAGGAAACATTTCAGATAGAAACTGTAAAATCGATAAAGCTAAGTTAGCTTTCTTAGATAAGAAATGGAAAGCCATCGAGAAAAGAGGTGGTGCCGGTTCTACTAAAGAAGTAGTAATTGAGTCAAAACTTTTAAAGTTCGACGAGTTTAGTAAATAATAAAAAAAGTCTTACAGAAATGTAAGACTTTTATTTTTTATATCTTTCTAAATCAAATTTTCCATAAACTCGTTTTTCATCTAAATAAATCTTTATATCATAAATTAGTATTTTATTCATACTATATTCATAAGGAAGATTTCTACCTAACCAATCCTTAAACTTAGTATCACTCATATCATAATACTTGGATCCTTCTTCACCATCAGTATCAAGTGATTTCAACTCTAATAAACTATTCTTTAAGTAATATGTCTGTTCTAAATAATGGTAGAATGGAATAATATGATCTTTTATATGATTCCAATGTAATGGTTTTTTAAATGAGATTTTTACTCCAGTGCCATAAGCATGACTATGGTTGGTACAAACTAAAGATACACCATCACCATCAAGCAAATACGCCAAATGTTGTTCACAAAAATCTTGAAACTCTTCTTTAAATTGTTGCTTCATTTCTTGTTGAGTCTTAGCCTCAAATAATTTAATATACTTCATAGTGTATATATTATTTATTTTATATATATTTGTAAAAAATAGAAATCATGAGTAAGTATAATCGAACCTACCACCTGCCATGGTCACCAGGATCAACAAATGATGATAGAATATCTGATAATGTAGAATCATTATTAGGTACTGAAATTGTTATTACTGAGAAATTAGACGGTGAAAATTGTGGAATGACAGATGAAGGAGTTTATGCAAGAAGTCACGCAACTTTTACTACATCTGCTTGGTCAAGAGAAGTTAGACAATTACACAAACTATCAGTTGAAGATGAATTAGGAGACGGTGTTTTCTTATTCGGAGAAAATATGGAAGGTATTCACTCTATCGAATACTCTAATCTAGAATCTTACTTTTATATCTTTGGTATCAGAGATAATGATATTTGGATCCCTTGGGAAAAAGTAGAAGAGTATTCTTACCTATTAGATATACCAACTGTACCTGTTTTATTCAAAGGTGTAGTAAACTCCGTGAAAGAATTACAACAAATTGTAGAAGATTTAGTTAGTAAACCATCTGAATTAGGTGGACAAAGAGAAGGTATCGTAGTAAGAACTGCAGGAATGTTTCACAATGACGACTTCGCAGATAATGTAATGAAATGGGTAAGAAAAGGCCACGTTAGCACGGATGTTCACTGGACTAGAAATTGGAAGAAAGCCGAAATAAAAAGATAAACTTTGTTTATCTTTTTTTGTATAATAGAAAAAATAATAAAAATTATGGCATTAAGAAATTTTGGTTTAATTACAAGAGGAGAATATGAGGGTAAAACCATCGAAGAAGCTACACAATACGCTAAAGATGGTGGATTTATAGTAAGAATAACAGAAGAAAATGGTCAATCAAAAATGCTAGAAATGGATGCTAATCCTAATAGAATTAACTTTAGAGTTAAACATGGTTACATAATCGATGCATACGGAGGATAAAAAAACCACTTTGAGTGGTTTTTTTAATTTTAAATGATTACATTTGTATAAATTATAAAATCATGAAGACAAATACAAAAATAAAAATACTTATCGGAGTACCTGCCTCCGGCAAATCTACATGGGCCAAAGATTTTGTGAAAACAAATGATAATTGGACTAGAGTAAGTAGAGACGACTTTAGAGAAATGTTAAAAAACTCTGGAGTTGTAGAAAATAAAGTTGAGAATATAATAAATGAATTAGTTGATGCAACAATTGAGCAATCATTACTTAAAAAAATGAATGTTATCGTTGATAATACTAATCTAAAAGATAAATATATCCAAAACATTATCGAGAAGTTTAAGTTTAGTGCCGATATAGACTATCAAGTTTTTGATATATCAAAAGACAAGGCGATAGAACGAGACAGACAAAGAGACAAGTCTGTAGGTCCTGTTGTTATCAATAGAATGTATAAAGAATATAAAATTTTAATGGATTCTTTTGACTTTCAACCAGTCAAAAAAATGACAAGACCTCATTTGATCCCAGATTTTAACTCCACTAAACAAGGTGCAGTTATATTTGACATCGATGGTACACTTGCACTTATGGGTCGTAGAGGTCCATTCGATTGGATGCAAGTTTATAAAGATGATTTGAACGAAATTGTATCAGAACAATTACAATTTCATAAAGATAAAGGTAGAAAAGTAATTATCGTAACTGGTCGTGATGAAGTTTGTCGAGAAGTTACCGAGGAATGGTTAGACTTTCACGGTATTGAATTCGATGAAATGTATATGAGACCAAAAGATGATTATAGAAAAGATACTTTAATTAAAAAAGAAATATACGAAAATCATATTAAACCAAATTATAACTTACTTTGTGTTTATGATGATAGATTAAGTGTAGTAGATATGTGGTATGACGAAGGTATCTTCGTGTTTAACGTAAATCAAGGTACACACCAATTTTAATAAGTAAGCAGAGAACCTATCGCTGGAAACAGAGGAAGTTCGCGACTACAAAACCTAACTTAGGAGACTAATGTCGATTGTACTAAGGAAGTAGCAAGTCAAACAATTCGAGGGTGTCGGTTTCCCTATGAGAACGGGTTGATGCAAAGATAAATGATGGGATAAAACAAAATCGCGGCTAAGCTCACTTATTTTTTAAACTTTTTAATTCTAATAACTATACTTAAAAAAACTATTTATGTTAACAACTTTTCTAATTCTAGCCTTACTTGCAGTTTGTATATTTGAATTCGTTAATGGATTTCACGATACCGCAAATGCGGTTGCCACAGTAATCTACACAAAATCTTTAAAACCTAAACAAGCAGTTGTTTGGTCAGGAATTATGAATTTCCTAGGTCTTATCACTGGTGGTGTAGGTGTTGCATTAAGTATTGTAACACTTATTCCTAAAGAATTACTTACCGATACTAACATCTATCACTCAATGGGAATGGTTATGTCAATTCTTATAACTGCAATCCTTTGGAATTTAGCAACTTGGTATAAAGGAATTCCAGCTTCTTCCTCTCATACACTAATTGGATCAATTATCGGAGTTTCTGTTGGTTATTCTATTATAACAGGAGTAGATTATACTAATTGGGGTAAAATTATTGATATAGGAAAAGCTTTAGCATTCTCACCTTTATTAGGATTTACTATGGTTATCCTTCTAATGTGGTTCTTAAACAAAGTTATTAAAAGAAAAGACGTATTTGAAGAGCCTAAAGGAGATAATCCACCACCATTATGGATTAGAGCGACCTTAATTTCTACTTGTACATTAGTTTCATTCTTTCACGGAAGAAATGATGGTCAAAAAGGAATTGGTTTAGCAATGATTATTCTTATGGCTTTCTTACCTACTATATTTACATTAGAAAATGTTGAGAATCCACCAATGTGGGTTATGTGGATGATTGCCACTTCATTAGGATTAGGAACAATGATTGGATGGAAAAGAATTGTTGTTACGATCGGAGAAAAAATTGGTAAACAACATTTAACTTATGCACAAGGAGCGTCTTCTGAGTTAGTCGCCGCAATTACAATCGGATTATCAACTGCGTTTAAGCTACCAGTATCAACAACACACATATTAAGCTCTGGTATTGCAGGGTCAATGGTGGCATCAAAAGGAGTAAATAACTTAAAAACAAAAACAATTAAAACTATATTATCTGCTTGGATTCTTACGTTACCAGTAACAATTCTAGTTTCTTGTGGATTATTTCTATTATTTAGATATATTTCAGGATAATATATACATTAAAATATAAAATAAAATATGAAAAAGCTAATCACAATAATACTAATTCTATTTGCATTTGTAAGTAATGCACAAGAAACAAACACTAGAACTGAAAATATAAGTGCACCAATACTTATATGTTCTAATGAAGAAAGAGATAAGTGGTTTGTTATTATGCCAACTTTTGAAAAATTTGATGGACTTACAGTTAAAACCTATCTAACTACCTTAAAGTTGAACATAGGTGAATGTAGTAAAGATGATGCACTTGTATTTATATTTACAGATGGTAGAAAAATAAAAATCAATGCCAATAATGAAAAAAGATGTGATGGTATTGTAGAGGTAAAATTTACACTAAACTCTATCGATGCTGCATTTTTGGAGTCAAAAACACTCTTATCAATAAGATATATAAATGGCAACGACTTCACATCATTCATATATTTTTCAAAAAAAGAAGATTGTAATTATTTTGTAAATACATTTGGTCTTTATAAATAATATTATTACCTTTGTTCTATAACAAATCATTATTAAATAAATGAATAACACAAATAAGAGATTAGAGAGAAAACGCAATGGTAATATTGCAGGAGTTTGTAGCGGACTCGCAGATTACTTTAATATAGATGAAACTTTAGTAAAAGTAATTTTTTTTATTCTATTATTCACAACATTTCCTATTTTTTGGACATATATTATATTATGGTTGTTCTTACCCGAAGAATCATATAAATAGAAAAAAAAAATAAAAAAGATTTGGTAGATTAAAAAAATTTTGTATCTTTGTACTCTAAATAAGAAACAATGTTAGAAGATATAAAAAAGCCTATCGGGGATTTCATTATGGAAAATGCGACAGGTGTTCAAGGACAAGATGGAGTTTATTACCACTATTCAGAAGTTTGTAAACTTTTAAGATTACAAGAAAAAGAATTAAAAAAATCTAAAAAAGATTTGGTAGATTAAAAAAGTCACCGTATCTTTGTCAAACAAATAAGGGGAGATATACAAGCCTGGTTAAAGTAGGCTACCGGTGAGGTAGTCGATTATATATCTTCGAGTGGTTCGAATCCCTCTCTTCCCACAAAAAAAATTAAAAAAGATTTCGTAGATTAAAAAAGTCACCGTATCTTTGTCAAACAAAAATAAAATGGTCTGTTCGTCTAGCGGTATATTACTTCGGTAATAGGACGACAATCTCAAATATCCTGGTATATGGAGAGATTGTAAACATGGGTTCGAATCCCTTACAGACTACAACATTCGCGTTGAACAAGTAGTTAGTAAACTAGATAATAATTTAATATTCTAGTATGAAGTCGGGATGGGTTCTAATCTTGTTATTATAAATATAAATACTAGTAAATGTATTTATATTTGGGTTCGACTCCCTCAATGCGGTCAAAAAAATTGAAAAAAGATTTGGTAGATTAAAAAAGTCACCGTATCTTTGTCAAACAAAATAAGAGTAGGTGGTGGCTGAAATGTCGTCTCGTGGTGTAAGAAACGTAGCACAACTCTTCGGTCTGTTCGTCTAGTGGACGTTTACTGAACAAAAAGCCTCGGCATTAAAGTAAAGTAAACAGGACATTCTCTTAGTCACGAGAGAGGAACGCGGGTTCGAATCCCGTACAGACTACAATAAAATATCGCGGGATAGAGCAGTTGGTAGCTCGTGTGGCTCATAACCATAAGGTCGGAGGTTCGAGTCCTTCTCCCGCTACTAAAGTGTAAATGTCATTTCTGTAATGTTGACAAGTTGGTACTTCTTATACAAGTATTCATCTTTAGTGTAATCAAAACACGACACTTCGGTCTGTTCGTCTAGTGGATACTCACCTCGGTGAGTCAGGACTTCTCCCTTCGAAGGAGGTAACGCGGGTTCGAATCCCGTACAGACTACAAATAAAACCTAGGTAGGCAACTACTTATCGGTCTGTTCGTCTAGCGGATACTCACTTCGGTGAGTCAGGACGGGTAGCGGTCCTTCGGGGCGGCTGGTCACACGGGTTCGAATCCCGTACAGACTACTAAAATTAAGACTCAATGAGCTGACGCATTCTAGCTAATTTATTAGTGAAAGCTATAACATCCAAGTCAAAATAGAATGGGGTAATCAACTGCCTGTAATAGGGTCTTAATTTTTTTAAAAATAAAGTAAAATAATTTTGGTAGTTTAAACAACTTTTATTATCTTTGCTCTATAATAAAAACAAAATGAATACGTTCTTTGAAAATATTGTATTATCCAACTAATCACTTCGGTGGCTAGTAAAATGATAATCGGCGGTGTATCGTCGTTAAATAAACTACGAAAGTAGGCTAAAGTGGAATCAACGTTAAATGGTTCTGCGGCTCGTAAGAGCTCGAGTACACAAGTGAGATATTACTCAACCTTCAGTATCGAGGGTAACACTGTAGAAAAAGTGGTTGAGTAATCGTGGCAATGTGGATTGTCCGGTTGAGGTGGGAACACCAATAAGAATAACTCATAGGATTTTTGCAAGAAATATGGCTCCAACTATATGATTGCGACTTCCAATATAAAAGGTAACTTAAAACCGAAAGGTAATGGTAGAGAACAGGTGGTGCTGCTACTATCCCTACTAAATGTCTACCAAGGCGTTAGTTTGAAGTTGTCTTAAAATATGGAGGCTGGGAGGCTTCACGAAGGAGTTTAGTATTTCGTTGTTCAAAAGATAACGAAGCTTACGGCAGACCACTTCTTCGACACATCCACGAACACAAAAGCAATTTACATTTGAAGTAAAATTTAAACATAAAAAGCAAAAGTGTCTGTCAGGCTTCAACGAAAGTTGAGTACATAGTACTGGGTTGTCCAGTGCACGTCAAGATCGCAAGTTGAGACGTATTCTTGCCAAAAACCTCTAAGGGGTCGAACCCTTAATCAGACCGCAAGTTTGAAGAGAGTTGAGTAATAAGAGAGTAGTTGAAGCCTCAAGAAGTGATTAGTCTAACTAATCCTCAATGAGAATTACAATCCAAAAGATTGTGGATACGAAGAGAAACAATAATTCTTCAAAAGATTCTTACAAGATGGCATAATCTCAGCCCCTTATTTAAACAAACAATACACGTGAAATAAAACCCTTAACTTTGAGTAGTTAGGGGCTTTTTTATTTTATAAATTTTTTAAACTTTTAATATCTAAATTGTATAAAGAAAGAAAAATAAAAACTTATAAAAACATGAAAAAACTTTTAACTTTAGTTGTCTTACTTATGACAACTATTTCTTTCGGTCAAACCTACATTCCTTTTAATGGAACAGGTACACTAACCTCAAATGGTTGGACTACACACAGTGGAACCCCCGGACAATTATCAATAATTACCTCATCTAGCGATAATGGTAGCAGTTTATCTTATCCTGGTTTGGCAACATCAACAGGTAATAGAACCTCTATGATTGCAGGTAATACAGAAGATGTGAACTTTCCACTAACAACACCATTATCAGGAGTTGTCTACTACTCAGTACTAATTAAAGTATTAGATGCAACACAATTAGATCCAAATACTTCAACAACTGGAAGCTACGGTTTATCATTAACGTCTGTTGCAAGTGCAACAACAACCGCATTTCAAGGAAGAATTTATACAAGACAGGGTGCCACATCAGGTTTTCAAGTTGGAATACTAAATAATAGTGGTGGTACAGCAACACCAACATTTACAAGTGATCTATTAGTAGGCAGTACACACCTATTAGTTGTAAAGTATGAATTATCAACCAATACTGCTAGTTTATTTGTAAATCCAGTACCTGGTAATACCGAACCAACTGCAACAGTAACAAATTCTACAGGAACTACTGCGGCACCCACAACGATTACAGGTTTTGTAATTAGACAAGGTGGTACTGCAACAGCGGGATCTGGTAATGTTGAAATTGATGAAATACGTGTATCAAATACATTTTTATCAGTTACTCCAACAGGATCTTTATCTACTAATCAAAATCAAATCTCTGGATTACAAGTTTATCCAAACCCAACAAAAAACATTTTAAATATTACAACTGATCTAGATTCTACAAAAAATATAGAGATTTATGACATGGTTGGTAAAAAAGTTTTAGTAGAAAATACACAAAGTCAATTAGACGTAAGTAGTTTAGTAACAGGTATGTATATTGTAAAAATTACAGAAGATGGTAAAACATCAACAAAAAGATTGGCAATAAACTAAACTTTTTTAAACTTTTCTATATAAATAGAAGTGTCTGGAATTTTCCACACATTAAAAAAAAATAAATTAAAAATGAAAAAAATTTTATTAATTTTAGTAGCAATGTTAGGACTAACTGCAACTGCTCAAACAGGATTTAAAAAATCTGATGTTTTTGTAGAAGGTACATTCTCTTATGCGAAAGAAAAAGGACAAGATGCAACTTATGGTGTTGCACCAACAGTTGGTTATTTTTTAACTGATAAGTTTGCAGTTGGAGCACAAGTTGAAAAAACTAGTGCCACTGATAAATTAGGAGCTGGTGTATTTGCTAGATGTTATTTCCTAAATGTTGGAAAAGACTTCAAAGTTTTCTCTGGATTAAACTTGAATACTAATGCTTTAGTTTTAGATGCATCAACAGATGAGTTTATTGCAAGACAAAACTTCAATGCTAATTTAGGTTTAGGTGTTAACTACTTTGTTACTAAAAACTTGGCAATTTCTGCTAATTTAGCTAACTTAGCTGGTTATAACTTTGAGACAGGATCATTTAATGTAGGATTTGATGGAGTTGATAACCCTTTAAATGCATCTAAATTTGGTGTACTTTACAAATTCTAATAAATAATTTTAGAATAAATTAAAAAAGTCGAAACTTAGTTTCGACTTTTTTATATTATATACATATGGAACATAAACTAATAAATAAATTCTTAGATGAAGTTAAACTACTTTATCCAAGTAATATAGTTTACTTAGACTATCATTACAAATCAGATTTAACAACCGGTCCTATTCTAATTATAGATTCGGGACATTCATCTTATGAATTAGAACTAAGTAGTTTACATTATACCGATAGTGAAGGTGACTTAGTAATAGAACAATGTAAAAAAATATTTATTCAATATAGAAGACAACATATGTTACAACAATTAGTATAATTTAAAAATATATATTCAATGAAAAAACTATTACTTACAATGTTGTTACTATTCACTGTAACACTAACATCTGCACAATCACAATTTACTAGAAACTATTCTAAAATTTGTGTTATTAGAAAAGATAAAGCACCTCAATGGGAATCAGCAGAAAATAAAATTATTTTCAACTATCAAAATTCATCAACCTTTAAAATAGTTATGAATGATGGAACTATAAGATTTTTCGATCAACAAACAGATCTAGTAGAAGGAGAAACTCAAGGAGGTATGAAATACCAATCTGCAACATTCAGAGAACAAGGATCATCTTTAACAGTTTACTTACAAATTTTTTACGATAACTCATATGGAACCAGAATAATATTTGAAAATGGTGACATGATACAATTTACAAACTAAAATGGAACAAGAATTAAACTATGGAATTATGCCAGGGGAAACTTGGCAACACTACAAAGGTGGTAGATATAAAATCATCACTCTAGCAAATCATACAGAAACTAAAGAACCTTTAGTAATTTATCAATCATTATCATTTGGATCAACTTATGCAAGACCACTTTCAATTTGGTGTGAAACAGTTGAGAATAAAAGAGGTGGGATTGAACCAAGATTTATAAAAATAGAAGAATAAATGGCAGATTTATTATTAGGTCTTCAATGGGGAGACGAAGGAAAAGGTAAAATCGTTGACGTTTTAACCGCAAAATATGATATTGTTGCAAGGTTTCAAGGAGGTCCAAATGCAGGACATACATTGGAGTTTGACGGTATCAAACACGTACTACGAACTATACCTTCTGGTATCTTTCATAAAGACACAGTAAATATAATTGGTAATGGTGTTGTACTTGATCCGGTTGTATTTAGACAAGAAGTAGAAGCTTTAGCTAAGTTTGATATGGATGTCAAAAAAAGATTGCTTATATCAAGAAAAGCTCACTTAATTCTACCTACTCACAAACTTTTAGATGCAACTTCTGAAGTAGCCAAAGGTAAAGATAAAATTGGATCAACTCTTAAAGGAATTGGACCGACTTATATGGATAAAACAGGTAGAAATGGAATCAGAGTTGGTGATTTAGAATTACCAGACTTTCACAAAAGATTTTGCAAACTTTTTGAGAAACACGAAGAACTAATTGAGTGGGGTGTTACTAAACAATTTAATACTAACTATGAAGATATGGAAGAAGAATTTTTAGATGCACTTGCTTATCTAAAACAATTTACTTTTATCGATAGTGAAGAGTATTTACATCAAGCTCAAAGAGATGGAAAATCTATTCTATGCGAAGGTGCACAAGGTTCTTTATTAGATGTTGACTTTGGTACTTATCCATTTGTTACCTCTTCTAATACAACGGCAGCAGGAGCTTGTACTGGATTAGGAATTGCACCTAATCGAATCAAAGATGTTTATGGTATTTTCAAAGCTTATACAACAAGAGTTGGAAGTGGACCATTCCCAACAGAATTATTTGATGAAGTAGGTGAAAAAATGGCCAAGATTGGTAACGAATTTGGTTCTGTTACTGGTAGAGCTAGAAGATGTGGTTGGTTAGATTTAGTTGCACTTAAATATACTTGTCAAATCAATGGAGTTACTGAACTTATGATGATGAAAGGTGATGTGTTATCTGGATTTGATAAAATAATGGTTTGTACAGGTTATAAATATAAAGGTGAGATAATCACTCACTTTCCTTATAATATTGAACCAGAGAACCTAGAACCTATTTACATAGGGTTTGATGGTTGGTCGGAAGATATAACTAAGGTAAAAGATTTTGATAGTTTACCAGGTGAATTAAAAGAATATATAGAGTTCATCGAAAAAGAGTTAGAAACACCAATTAAAATAGTATCAGTTGGTCCTGACCGAACACAAACAATATTAAGATAAAAGAGAGAGCATTTGCTCTCTCTTTTTTTATATTTTAAATCAAGATTCGGTAAAATTTGATATTTTTTAAATAATATATACCATATAAAAAATCATTTAAAAAAATATGTCAACTTACTCATTAACTTTAAGAAGTGAAAAAAATAGTAGATTAACCATTTCAGAAATGGATAATAACTTCTTATACTTAGAAGAATTAGCACTTACTAACAATGGTGGAACCGGATCTGAAACTTCTGGTACATCTGGTACGTCCGGTTCTTCTGGTACATCCGGTTCTTCTGGTACATCCGGTATAAACGGAACATCTGGAACTTCAGGTGTGGCAGCATCTGGATATAGAGGATTTTATGCTGGAATAAATAGATTATTCGGTGCAGATCCTACAATAACACAAATCATTATAAGTAAAAATTCAAACACATCCTATCAAAATAGAACTAATGATACAGAGAATGATGATTTCTATGTAACTGGACTTAGTGGTAGTGATACTGTAGTTGTACTTAATGTTTATGGTGCCGATTCTAAAAGGCCTTTAAAACTTAAAGATATTAGAACCTTTGTAGAAAAGTTTGTTGATATTATATTATATTCTGAAGGTACTCTTAACTCAGATCTTACAATAATAAGAGATTTATTTTATGATAACATAGAAACGCTAACATCTTCTTTACCAACAGGATCATTATATAATAATTTCTCATTTTTAGATACTCAAATAACATATGCTGTAGATTCATATACTACTACCGGAACCGGAAGTGGAACATTCAGTATGCGTAAACGTGAAGGTGATTATAAAGAATATGATTTTGGACCAGGAGAAGGAGGACCAGGTGGACCTTCTCCCGATTTTACAAATACTAACTTCACATATGGTTTTCAAAGTGGTGATCTAATTAACATTTCAGGTACTGCTTTAGGTGGGTTTAGTCCTGCTAATGATGCTGAGATAGAGGTATTAAGTGTTGATAATGGCCATATTGATACATTTGAAATTTTCCATTCAGGTACTGGATATACTGATGGATATTATAATGTACAAGGTCCAGGAGATTGGGCATTTTTTTATATAACAACAAGCCCAACTGGTTCAGTTACTGGTGCAACACTAATTGATGGTGGTGATAGCTATACTGTTGATTTAGGTGAAGGTTATACTATTAGTGGTGGTAATAATGATGCCTCAATTTTAGTAACATCTATAAGAGATGGAGTTATAGAGAATACTAATGTAAATGGTATACCAGATTATACAAGTCCATATATAAATAATTCAAATCCTTGGCCAATACGATCAATAGGAGATGGCGGATCTGATCAATATGATGGTTCAAATTACATAACAACAGATAAAAGTATCACCGAATTTATAGGATCAATTGAATACATTGATAATAATTATAATAGTAATATTCTTACTGTAACAGAGATCATATCAGGAACACTATCAGTAGGACAAGTTATAAAATATAACCAGGATACCCAATATGACCTATATGTACTTACCGGCCCATTAGAAGGTGGTGTAGGAACATATAGTGTTGGTGGAAACAATAATACAGATATAAGTACTAGATTCTTTACTGCATACGGTATAAACTATGGTGCAGGTGAAATAATTGAAGATAATTCATTTGGAACATCTAGTAGTTATATTACTTTATATAATGAAAGTATTTTTGCAATGGTTGCAATAAATACAGATATTGATAAAATTTGGTATAGTGGTGATACCGGAGCTGATGGTGATGGTACAAAACAAGTAAATGTTTTAATTGCAGATGGTAATACATTATCACTTGGAGATACAAAATTAGAATTATCTAATAAAGATTTAATTCTACCAGAAACAGATACCTTAGGATGGATGTCAGTATTTGGACCATTATATAACTACAATGATGACATTGAATTTAGATCTGTTGTAATGGATATTCATAACAATACTTATTGTGTTGGTGAAGATCATGATGATAACAGACCAATTGTAGTAAAGTTTAACAAAACTGGAGATGTAATATGGTCGATTTCAATTTTTAATGATGATAACAATGAAGATGGGAGAGCAAAATCAATAAAAATTGATCCTATAAATGGTGATTTAGTAGTTTTATGTGAAACATATCCGGATAACTTTGCAGAAGGACTTATCGTAAGAATTGATACAGAAAGTGCTCAAATTAAAAAAGTAATTAGATTAAAAGATATAAATATATCTGAAAATCAAGGAGATATTTATCTACATGATATGACTTTTAATAGTAATAATGAATTGATCATTGTTGGTCAAAAAGAGACAGAATATTTTGAATGGGTAATTGGAACTTCATCAGTTCTTTCTGGTAGCACATTTAGTACTTTAGTTATATCTTCAAGTAGTATTAATAATGAGAACCCAAATAATAATGGTGCTTGGTCTATTGGTGGTACAGGTATCACAGGAGATGAAGATTTAACTTACGTAAATACCTTTTTTGGAGTAACAGGTTCACTAACACCAGGTGGAGTGGGTGCATCATTTACAATACAATTAGATAATACTACCGGTATTTATACAATTCTTGGTGTAGATACACCAGGTACTGGATATAGTCTAGATATACTTAAACCAATAATTGTACCAGGTACAAACTTAGGTGGTATTACCCCAGATAATGATGCAACTATTATACAAACAGCAACAGCATCAAATGGTGGAATATTAGCAGCAAGTATTACAGGTAATGGACCAACTGGACTATCACCATCAGGAACTCAAAGTTTTATAGGAGTAACTGGTTCAACAACAGAGGGATCAGGTGCATCATTTGATGTATTTAATGATCCAACTACAGGAGTTTATTCTGTTTTAAATATTATTGGATCACAATCTGGTTATGTACTGAATGATATTATTACCATACCTGGTAATAAACTAGGAGGAACAAGTTCAAATGATTGTATATTAGTCAATAATTCAAATGATGCAGGACTTTTCCAAATTCCAAGTATATCAGGAACAGGTAGTACCTCAAGTTTATACTTAACTATAAGTACATCAGTTGACTTTAGTGCGTCAGGAACTTGGTCAATCTATAAATCAATTGGAGCAGAAGCTTATATATATACCGAAAATTGGGAAAGAACATTAGGTGGTAATACAGATGATGATAGTGATAAGTTTAGTTCTGTTACTACTGATGCAGATAACAATATATATGCAATTGGTCACGCATATGGTGGTGGTTTAACATCATCATTAAGTGGAGAACAAATTGCAATTCTTAGTAAATTTAATTCTGATGGTGATCACTTATGGACTAAAGCACTTAATGAAGTAGATGACAACTGTTCAGGAAAGTCTGTTGCTATATTAGGTACTAATAGCATTGTAACAACCCACCATAGTGATGATGATAATGAGACAGTAATCTCTAAGATAACAACTGATGGTGAATTATTATGGCAAAAAAGAACTGATGATGAGAACACAAGTAGTGTAGTAACTGATTCTAATGATAATATATATGTATTAACTTCAGATTATGAAAGTAGTTTTGGTTTTGAGGATGATGCATTAAGATTATTCAAACTTAACACAGACGGTGTCTTAATTTGGAGTAATATTATAGGTGGTAAAGAAGATTATAGCCTAATCGAGGAAAGTAATGGATTAGCTATAAGCTTTGATGGTAGTAAGTTAGCACTAGTAGGATATACAGATGTAATGTCAAATGAGTATCACAACGCATTTGTGGCAAATTTACCTACAGATGGTTCACTGGTAAATTATGGAGGAGTATCAAACTATTTAGAAGGTAATTACTCAATAAGATCAATATCAATAACACAAAGTTATTTTGATACATTCACACCATTAGTTGGAACACATTCAATAACACATTCAAGAGATTTCTATTTCGGTAATAGTGATTATAATAAAGATAATAATATAGATAGAATAAATGATGTAGATAGTGGTATAGTATTTTCAGATGGGACAAAACAAACTTCTAGTGCAGGTGTAATACCTCAAGTTTATCATCCATTTTATGATGATTATTACTTACAACTAAGTGATATTGGAAAACATATCTATAAAGATACTGAAAGTAATTATAGTGTTATTATTCCTATAAATAGAAATGTTCCTTTTCCTATAGGATCCGCGATTACTGTAGTTAGCGGTGATAGCTGGACATATATTAGAACTGATGATAGTGATACTACTGAGTTATGGGGTGCAGGATTTGATACTACAAGTAACGACTTTTATATTCCAAATAACTCAATGGCAACAATATTGAAAATTGGACCAGATAAATGGATGGTAAGTGGTGCAGGTTTAGGAAATAATGACTAAAAATAGAAAAACTAATAAAATTAAGAAGCAATTGTCTAATAACAATTGCTTCTTTATTAAAAATAATATATAATAGCAAATAAAAAATAAAAAATAAAATATGATACAATCAATAATAGGAACAAGTTTTACAGGAGATGGAAATACACCTCCTCCACCTTCACAACCAACATTTGTGGCAAGTAACTATAATCCAACACAAGGTAGTACAATAACATTTACTATAAGTGGTATATCTGGAGTTTCAGAAGGTACATTTCTTTACTGGTGGATAGATGGTACATCACCTTCATTTAGTAGAGCAAATCAATTTGTTGAAAATATAGATAATAGTTTTATTCAGCTATATATTGATGGGAGTGGCACATTAGGTGGCACATTTACTTTAACACCAAATACCAGTGGTATATCCTTTAATTTTTATATAGGGTATAACTTATATGGTGGTTTCTTAGCACTACCACAAAATATAAATGTCCAATAAAATAAAATTTATTTGTATAATAAAATAAAAAGTAATATATTTGCAGTATGAAAATGAAAACAACATATAAACTACATCATCACACAGAGAAATCTGGGTCGTAAGTATATGTCTTAAAAATTGCTAATTTAAACATAAGCCCAGATTATAATGATCTGGGCTTTTTTATTAAACAAAAAATATATTATTAAAATGGAGATAAAGACAAGTAAAACGTACAAAGGTACGAGGATAGTTTTTGGTGAAACTGCCAGAAACAAAAGAAGATTACTAAATCAAATGATCGAGATTATGGAATCTTATGGTTATCAAGAAATGATGATCCCAGTTATTCAACTAACTGAAACATTCGCTAGTAAAGTAGGTGAAGAAAATAACAACATGATGTATACTTTTACTGATAGAGGTAACAGAGACATTTGCTTAGCACCAGAATACACAGCAGTTGTTCAACAACTTGCAAACGAAACATTTAAAATGACTAAGAATGTTAAATTATTCTATATTGGAGAATGTTTTAGAGGTGAAAAACCACAAGCTGGTAGATACAGACAATTCACGCAATTCGGAGTTGAAGTAATCAACCCAACTCAAGATATGACTGATGAAATGTTAGAAATCGCAACTAAACTAATTGAATTAGCAACTGATAACTATGAAGTAAACTTAGATGCAACAAGAGGACTTGACTACTACAAAGGTGGTAAAGGATTTGAAATCTCATGTCCAGAATTAGGAGCACAAAAACAAATTTGTGGTGGTGGTTCTTATGAAGGTGGGGTTGGTTTTGCACTTGGAATCGACAGATTAATTTTAACAACAAAATAATTTTTTATTATATAAAAAAAGTTCTATCTTTGTAGAACAATATGGCAGAATGGCTGAGTGTTAGGCGAGGAACCGCAAGTTCCTACACAGAGGTTCGATTCCTTTTTCTGCCTCATATCTCAGGTGCCGGTCAAGCCTCTTTCCTTCGTGGAAACGTAACCGAGGTGGATAGACCTTCCCGCGAATGGAAGGTTGAGCTCCACCATTTAGAAAGAAAAATCCCAAAAGTTAGTTCTTTTGGGATTTTTTTATTATCTTTGCTACATGAATAAAAATGAATTAGTTTTCCCAAGGAAATCAAGAATACATATGGAAGAAAAAAATGAAATCTGTATATCCGCAAATAAAACACCAAAAGTAAGATGGGAAACTCTTACACTGGCACAAGTAAATGCAGAATACTTAAATAAAACATATCCTAAAAAAGATACAACTTTAGTAGCATATAGATGTGAACAATGTGATTATTATCATTTAACAACTAAATATAAAGACGAATAATGAAATCAGAATTACAAAAATCAGTAAAAAATTTAATTAGTGTTAAAGAAGATCGAAAAAAACTCGATGATTTTGCAAAAGTAAGATATAATGAGAAATTTCCTAGAGATCCTAAAAAATTTGACCAAGGTTGGCATCACTATGATAAGTGTGTAATCATTGATGAAAATACAATTAGTGTAGAATATAAATATGGTGCAGGTGATTATGATTATAGTGGTAACTTCAATGTTGACCTAAGACCTTACTATAGAGACGAGAAACTAGAAAATATTAAATAATATGAAATACATAATCTTATTACTCTTGATAACATCATGTTCCTCAAGTAAAATAACTGAAGTAAAAACAGAAAAAGAAAGAATACACTTTAAAACACCTTTACTAAAATACATTCACAAAAAGAATGTTAGTCAAAGGACACAACTTGCTTATATATAAGAAATGGAAGAAAAAACAGATTTCGGTACGGTAACACCAAAACCAAAAAAACATAAATTACACAGGAAAATATACAAAGAGTATAAATCCGCAACTACTAAAGAGATTTGGGAAGGTTTAAGAGACAATTTTATATTTGGGTTTATAGGCGCAACCTTAGTAGTTTTCATCGCAACCAGAACAGATATAGCAGTTTTAATTGGTTATATAGTTTACTACTTCTTCATGGGAAGAATTGTAAATAGACCAAAGTATGTAACGGACTTAGGAAAACTTATTGTATTCCCAATCCCATCCGCACTTGGTGCATTTGCTGGATATAAAATATCCTTAGTTTTAATAGATTTAATTAAACTTTACTTATGATTATAAATATAGATTTTGACGGATCCGTCGTAACACATTCTTATCCACTAGTTGGTAAAGACATAGGTGCAGTACCTGTATTAAAAAAATTGGTTGAAAAGGGACATCAACTAATTTTATTTACAATGAGAGGTGAGAATTCACACCTTTTAGAAGCAGTTACTTGGTTTAAAGAAAATGATATTCCACTTTATGGAATAAATAGTAATCCAACTCAGAGATCTTGGACTAACTCTCCTAAATCACACGCAGATCTAATTATAGATGATACTGCAATTGGTTGTCCTTTGATACACAACTGGAGTTATTCAACAAATCCTTACATAGACTGGGTTAAAATGGAAAAACTCTTAATAGAAAGTAATATATTATAAAAAAATCCACTCATTGAGTGGATTTTACTTTATAAGTATAAGTGTATAGTATTTCTTACCCAATGATTCTGTAATTGAGATTCCAATTTTATTCCTATCGTTATCAAGTATTTTTTTACAAGAAACATCATTTAAAAATGCGTTTAAAACCGATTGATTAGTAGAATAATTCTTTGCAACTAATTCAGAAATATAAGTAGCATCCATAGTTAGTTTTAAATTATTTATCCTTGATTCAAAATTTTGATGTCCTAAAACTCCAGTATCAATCATATATTGATTATGTGTAAAACATAAATATCCAATATGTTGATTCGTTTCTAATGTAGATAAACCCTGATTATTTCTATAATTATTTATTAAATCAATAAGACCAATCTCATTAGTAGAATAAGTATATGGCATAATAGGTGGAATAACCTCTGAATCAGAAGAACATCCTAGAAATAATAGAAGTATTAGTGCGATAATTATTCTCATAGTAATTTTTATATTAAAAAAAATAAAAAAGTTATTTCTTAATCCATTTATTATCATGGTTCAAAACAAAACTACCTATAAAATATTTACCTTTATTCCACTCATTTGGTGCAATTAGTGATAAAGTCTTCACACCATCAAAATCATATAAGTGATACTCACCACCTATAATTGGTTCAAAAGAAATCTTAGACTCCCATACCATTATAGACATATTATATTCACCATATAACTTTTCTGCTTTTTCTAAAAGCTCTAATCGTTCTCTATCAAAAACATCATACATCTTTTTGGCAGCAAGATTTTTTATCTTTGGTATATCAGGTAAATCAAAAGATGGTGCACTAACAGAGGTCGGATATGATCTAAATTTAGCATCATAACCATTTTCTTTAGTCCAAACAACAGCATCGGGTTTCTTCTCCATACTATTATATAAAAGTTATAAAATTAGTTTTCTATTGCTTGTATTATCCCATCTAAAAATAATTTAGCTTCTTCTGGTGTTAAGTCATTAAGGTCTTTACCGCTATCAACTGAGAATGCATAATCACCAAGTTTGATTAGTTTCTCACCAGCTTTATCATTATCATAAATAACAATCTTAGTTTGTGGTAAAGTTTTAAGCCAATAACCTAATTGTGGATTTGGATCATTACAAAGAACAGCTACTCCGGGATAACCTACTTCGTGAGCTCTGGCTATATCAAAAATTCCTTCTGTAATAAATAAGTATTTATCAGACATCTTTAATGATTCTAATCCCCATACAGCAATTTTCTTTCCTTCTGGTTCTTCACCAACCCAATTGTAGTATTTAGTTTTTCTTGGATCTCCAAGTGTCTTACTATTCTGTCCTTTCTTAGCATAATTTGGGTTATACTTTTGATAACCTACCATTTGTCCTGATAAATTATATAAAAAGAAAAAAGTATCACCCGACTCTTCATCTAGAATATATCTAGTTTTAGAAGGATCAATACCTCTATCTCTTAGGTGTGATGTCATATCATCACCTGGATTAAAATCTTCAAATAAAAATAAATACCTCATTAAGTATATATTATTTTTATCTCTTTTATTTTTGTAGCAAATCTTTTAACTTCTCATCACGAGTTAAACTTTTATCTATAAATTTAACTAATTCCTTATTTTTAGCTAAGTATAAATCTTCCTCTTTTTTAAATCGTTTCTCTTCAATTCGCAAATTTAAAAAGTTAAACATTCTTTTTAATAGGTCAACATCACCTGTTTCATTAGTAATGAAGTCTGTACCTAAAAAGTTAGAAGATGAGTACTGTGTACTTACTCTGGTTTCAACTTTTAAATAAAATTGACTTTTATCACTTCCAAAAAAATTAGTTTTATTTACTATATAAAAAGTAATCATAAAATAATACTTTGTATCCGAATTCTTTAAGATATATTCAAACTTAGTGGATCTTTCATTTATTGCTCTATTATTAAAATGAAATGCATCAAGTGTTTCTACACTAACAGATTGATCTAAATCAATACTCGTTGTTGAATCTACTATATTTTTTAAGAAAATTTGTTTTTGTGTCATTTGTAAATATTTTAACAAAGATATAAAATTAAATTGAAAATAATTTATAAATTTTTCTTTTTCTAAAAATATGTTTGTTTAAAGAATGTGGATAAAAAGCATTATATAAAGATGCACCGGTACTAGTAGGTGTATTAGTAATTGTAATCTTATAAGTTCTTTTTTCTCCCGCCTTACTTAACTCTCTATCATTTACAAACATATTAGTAGGAATTGAACCACCGTATTTTCGATCAAGTATTTCTTGATATGTTTCTCCAAAAAATAATTTTCTTAATTTACTAAATATTTTCATCTCTTGTAAAGTATTCGACAATAACAATTGTCAAGTTAGAAAAAAATGAAAGTAAAACAGTTACTAGAAAGATATACGGCAATTCATCAGAGAAGAAACTTCCAGAATAATCTTCCATATATTTCTCAGTATATAAACCCAACAAAACTTCAATTATTGATAAACCAATAAAAACGAATGTTAGTTTTCTAAAAATTTTAACTAATTTATCTTTCATAAACTATATATTGTAGAATATATCTTTGGTTTTAAAACTATAAAAATTAGTTTAGTTTTTTAAATAAACTTATCTTTTCAACGGATGATAATGCTCCTTCAACCCAACCTTGTTTCTCCGCAACTACTTCACCTATTACCCAAATATTATCCTTAGGATGTTGTGCGTCATTAATGAATTCGGATCTTGACTTCCATTTACTTAAAAGTGGTTTAAAGTAATGTGTTCCTTCTTCCCAAAAAAACTTTTTAAGACTACTTAATTTTATATCTTCATTAAATTGTTTAGATAGTATATTTTCGAAGTAATCTTTATCTTTATCTTTTAAATCTCTAGCGTCTTTATTATCAGCAAATGTAATTGTAAAAATATTATCCTTTATTGGTACAATTTTTCTCAAAGGTGAGTCAACTATAGTATATTTATCTATATTTAGATCATTTGACTTTGCAAATGTTTTTAAGAAATTTTGAGATTCTATTTGTTTATATATTGGATTATCTAATAACTTTCTTAATTGATTTATAGTAACACCTATGATAATACCATCACATTTAATTTTTGAATTAATCAAGAAAGATTGACCTTCTTTTTTAATTGAATTAACCTCAGTGTTAAGAATTATATTATCACTACCTATTTCTTCAATTAATCTCTCTATAACTATGTTCCAAGGAACATTTGCAACTTTATAACCAGGTATATTATCATTTAAACCATAATTATACATAGTATCCTCAATATCAGCATTCTCAAAGTCACTATAACCCATCATATCAATAAACTTATTATAATCTTGATTCAAAACTTCACTTGCAAATTGTTTAAATGTAATTTTACTTCTATCAAATTTATTAATATTTCTATTAAGTTTTTTAATCATCTCATCAATATCATTCTTTTTAAATGTATAATCCATATCCAATGTATAGGTATCTAATTTGATATTAAGATCTTTTAATAGTTTTTTTAAAATAAGATCTTTATCAACTCTGGTAAATTGTGCACCAGTTGGAATATATACATCATCTATCTTAGACATATTTACTCTACCACCACATTTTGAATCCTTTTCAATTATTGTATATTTTACTCCAGGAAATTTTTTCTTAATTAAATAAGCAGTATATAGTGATGAAATTCCACCACCAATCAATACAATATTTTCTAAACTATTAAAACGTTCAAATAATTTTATCCATCTCATAACTTATATATAAAATTATTTTATTTTATAAGTTAATTAAGTCTGTATTTCCGATTATTTTCGTAACTTTGTACTATAATTTGATATAATAGGTATGACAAATATAACTCTTATCGGTGCCGGAATTATGAGTGCCACCTTAGGAACAATCCTTAAACAATTAGATCCAGAATTAAATATACAAATCTTTGAAAGATTAGACTCTGCCGCCGCAGAAAGCTCTGATGCTTGGAATAATGCTGGTACTGGTCACTCTGCATTTTGTGAATTAAACTATACTCCACAAAAAACAGATGGTTCAATAAATCCAAATAAAGCAATTCAAATTGCTGAACAATTTGAAGTATCAAAACAATTTTGGTCTTTCTTAGTTAAGAATAACTTAATTATAAAACCAGAATACTTTATTAGACAGAGTCCACACATGAGTTTTGTATGGGATCAAGATAATGTAAATTATCTAAAAACAAGATACAACACTTTAAAATCAAATACTTTATTTAAAGATATGAAATACACCGAAGATTTTGATACAATCAAATCTTGGGCACCACTTATTATGAATGGTCGTAAAGAAACTCAAAAAGTTGCCGCAACTTTTATGGAAATGGGAACTGACGTAAACTTTGGTAACTTAACAAGAAGTATGTTTGATTATCTTAAATCACAAGATGGTGTTGAATTACACTTTAATCATGAAGTAAAAAAGTTAAAAAATAAAGAAGGTAAATGGGTCATTAAAGTTAAAGACTTATCTACTAACGAAAAAAGAAAAATAACAACCGACTTTGTATTTATTGGTGCCGGTGGTGGTTCACTTCCACTATTAGAAAAATCTGGTATTCCAGAAATTGAAGGTTATGGTGGATTTCCAGTTAGTGGTCAATGGCTACGTTGTACTAATAGAGAAGTTATTGAACAACATCACGTTAAAGTATATGGTAAAGCAGGAGTTGGTGCACCACCAATGTCTGTTCCTCATATAGATAGTCGTATTATAAATGGTAAAAAAGAGTTATTATTTGGACCTTATGCTGGATTCTCAACAAAGTTTCTTAAAAATGGTTCTTATTGGGACTTATTTACATCAATTAGATTAAATAACATCATTCCAATGATCGGTGCTGGCTTAAAAAACATTCCACTAACAAAGTATCTAATTGACCAAGTTCGTCAATCTGGAGACGATAGAATGAATGCACTAAGAGAATATGTACCAACCGCAAAATCAAAAGATTGGGTTTTAGAAACCGCTGGTCAAAGAGTTCAAGTAATTAAAAAGGATGTAGAGGGACACGGTGTATTAGAATTTGGTACAGAAGTCATTACATCTGCAGATGGAACAATAGCTGGTTTATTAGGAGCTTCTCCAGGTGCATCAACCGCAACTTCAATTATGTTAGACTTAATTGAGAAATGTTTTAAAAATGAAGATTGGATAGAAAAGTTAAAAGAAATAATTCCTTCTTACGGAAAATCTTTAAATGATAATGAATATTTGTGTAATGAGGTAAGAAAAAGTACCTCAGAAGTTTTGAATTTAAAAAAATAATAGTATCTTTGTAAAAAATAAATATAATATGAAAGTATATCAAGCATCAAAACTTGCCTCAGGAGTAAGTAAAGTTTTTCCACACAAACTAACGATTAGTGAATCTGCAGTAACAATTACACAACCTGGACTATTTAGTGCCAAAGAAAAAACAATTCCTTTTTCAAAGATTTCATCTGTAAATATTGATTGTCCTATGATTGGATTTTCAACAATTACTATTGAAACAACTGGTGAAGGAAATATCACAACTAATGGATTTACTAAAGATGAAGTTAGAGAAATGAAACAAGCAATTTTAGGTAAAATATAAATATATGTTAAACGTAAATAGACAGAAAGAATTAGATCAAATTATCAATCTACACAGAGATTGGAAAAGAGGTGAGACGTTTGAAGATACTAAACAAGTTTTAGAAAATTCTTCTGATGATAGAATCTCATACCTATTACAAACTGCTGATATGAAGATGAAATATGAAATGATTATTACTATCTTAGATACGTTTGATATTCCCCGTCATAAAAAATTCTTACTTCCTTACACCGAATTCTTATCTTTAATAAAAGAAATCAATCGTGGAAACGTAAAAGAAGTTTATGAAGAACTTTATTTTATGACTTTAGAACAAATTAGAACTAATTATATTCCAACATCTGGAATAACAACAAACATAATATAATGTATTTATTTGGATCACACCTTATCAAAAAATTATTTAGTGACTTTAGAGAACCTAAAGATATTGATTGGGTTACCAATGATATAACTAAGTTAAAAAAGTCTATTGTAGGTAAAGAAGAGTATTACTTTATTCCGAATACACCTGATAGAGAAATGACCGCAGATGAGATTTATACTTTAAAAGTAAGTCATGCAATTTATGACATCAATTGGAAGAAAACTATGTCTGATATTAGATTTCTACAAATGAAAGGTTGTAAAGTAATACCATCTTTTCTTACTCAGTTAAGAGAACACTGGGTAAATGTTCACGGAGTACAAAATAGAACCGACTTTGAGGTTAAACCAGGTAAGTTTTTTGATGATAGAGTTAAACGAAAAGTAAATCATGATGATTTACATAAGATGTTAAATCCAACACCAACTTATCTGAAAATGATTGTAAATGATCTAAATCCAAGTCCAGAAAAGTTCTATGATTTAACAGAAGATGAAAGAAAAGAAGTTCTTTACGAAGAAGCATTTGTAATTGCAATGGAAAGATTAGGATCTTTACCAGTAAAGGCTGCTTATAATATGGCACAACAAAATTTAGTAACAAGATTACATCCAGTTTGGTTAGCAGACTTTATTATTGAAAATTGGAATAATTATTACTGGAATGCAACAAATTCAAAATTTTACAAACAATATAAAACAATAAAAAATTAAAACAATGGGAATTTTTACAAGAGAACAAATTATTGAAAAGGTTAATGCAAACGATACAAACTTTTTTTATGAAATCTATAATGGTGAAGTAGAAGGTAAATACCATGCTGGACTACACAAACAAGTACCAACAGTTTACGACCAACACTATGGTGACGGTAATGAATGGACAATCGCGTTACACTTTATTGAGTGTAATATGTATGTTCTTTTAGAAGGTTCATACTCTTCTTGGGATTCTCCAGATTGGGATTCAGTTTCACATGCTGAACCATATGAATTTACCGAGACAAGATTTAAAGAAGCAACTTTAGAATATATAAGAGACAAGAAACTTAACGAAATCTTAAAAAACGAAGAAAACTAATATGAAACCAACATCAGGAATATGTGTAGATGGTAGTTCTCGCGGTAATCCAGGACCAGCTGGATACAAAGCAGTAGATTTAGCAACAGGTAAGGAACTCTTCAATGTAAATATTGGAGATTCAACTAATAACATCGCCGAGTTTATAGGATTAGTTCATGCTATTGATTATGCAATTAAAAATGGATATACACATGTTTATTCAGATAGTCAAACAGCAATTGCTTGGGTTAGAAATAAGAAGTCAAAATCAACATTAGTTTCTAATGTTAGAACTGAACGTTCAATAGACCTAATGAATAGAGCAGAGAATCATCTTTCTAAACTACCTGGTTATTTTAAACTAGTTCACAAATGGGAAACCGGTAAATGGGGTGAGAATGAAGCTGACTTTGGTTACAAATAAAAAAAAAGAGACTTAAATAAGTCTCTTTTTTATTTTTTAATTTTTTTAAAATTATACTAAACTATAAGTAGCTAAAATACCATTATTAAAACTAAATGTTCCAGATTGTGTAACTCCACCAACTAATAATAAGAAGTTAAAACTTCCGTCTATATTACTAAATGCGTTTTGTAAATCAATAACAGATGCAGTTAAACCAGCAACATCGGCAGTTAAACCAACAACATCATCTTCTAAAACCATAACAGATGCAGTTAAACCAGCAACATCGGCAGTTAAACCAACAACAT